TTCGTCCAGATTTTCAACCAGCACTGCCAAGAGAATGTGCTCGGGCGGTGCAAGTTCAACGAAGACATTTACGCGGGTCCGTTTTCGTCACGGGAACTGGAAGTGCGAATGGATTCGTTGACGTACCGAAACAAGGCGTATGCAAACCAGCGTTTCATCTTCGGTGTCGACACGATCGAAGAAAACTACGCGGGTGCTGATTTGGACGTCTAGGACTTTTCCCGTCGCAGACGGGAAAACGCTTAAAAAGCACGCAACACTGCTTGGTAATGGAAACCATGACGGCGCTGTTCAGTGCCTGGGAGAATACGATTGACGAGTACCGTGACCAGCCGAATGTCGAGATTGAGATTCGGCTGGGCAAAGTGAATCGTGGACGTTTCGACACGAACGTCGGACCGGCTGTTTTTGAGCGCGTCCTTCGTCGTCTTCGCAAGTACAAGGGATGGGAAAGCGTCAAGGAGTCTCAGTCGACCGTGTACATTGACACGGAGGCGGGGAAGCGTGTCGTCATGAACGACTTGACGGACGAGATGGAGTCGTGTGTCATCAAGCAGCGTCTGCACGTCAACGACCAGGTGCTCGAGGGATTCCCAGTCGATGCTCGACTCGGCATTTCGTCCGAGGTACCTTACGATCGTGATGCTGACGTTGACGAAAACTTTACGCGCGTCAAGAAGCGTAAGCGGTATTCGTTCGTACGTAAGGGTCTTTCGATCGACCTGTCAGAGGTGAGCGGTGAGGCGGAGGACAAGGACAGCGAAGATACGACCGAGTATCAGATTGAGCTCGAGATTCTGGACCCTCCGACGAATGCCGCGGAGCGACACCAGGTGTTTAACATCCTGTACAAGATTTCGGACGTGTGTAAGATTATGGTCTAATCGACCAAAAGAACACGTAACTCGGTGTAAAACGTCGCGTCTGACGTCGTGACGTGTATTCCGTTGGGTGTGATCGTCTCTAAAGTATGTGGAGTGCCATTCTCGTTAAAGACTGAAAACCATTCGTCGTTGGCGTCCAAATTAATGGGTCGATGGATGACGTGACATCCAGGCATGCGCAAAATATGCAACGATTTCGAATCCTGATTATAAAAAATTCCGTCGTGCGTCGCAAGTAACCACCCTATGTGACGGACGAGATATTCATTCAACTTTTTGGGGGGAATTCCGAAATAAAGGCGGACGTCTATGCTCGGGTCGGACATGAGAATAATTTTGCGTATCAATTCACACGGAAGGTTTTTCCATATCATCGTACGTTACTCTTCTTGAATCGCCTGGCTTTATGTACGACACGTCCTCGATGCGGCACCTTTTCACGAACGGGGTCCGAGTGGTACTCCTTCTCTGGCTTGGAATAGTACAAGTCGGTCTCGTTCATCACATAGTCGATATCTTCGGCATCGAATCCACACGCCTTGAGACACGCAAACATACGTTCGTCCATGAGCAAGTGTCGCATCGCCTGTCTTCTGAAAAACGGATGGAACTCCTCGGGCCAAATCTTGAGCATGTTTTCGTAGTTTTGCATCGAATTTTCCACGGCATTTTCAAAGGCTTCGGAACACTTCGTCTCCCATGCATCTTCGCTCCATTTCTCTTGAACTCGTCGGAATCCCCGGAAGTAGATTGGTCGACGACACATCGGACACCCCGTTCCAGTGCCTTTCAGGTACCAGCTCTTTATGCATCCCGAACAAAACTCGTGTCCACAGCACAGTTTGCGACACGGTCCGGTTTCGTAGCATACGGAGCATTCCATTGTTGGTTACTTTGTCGAGGTTCATGAACTTTAGGCGAATACGTGACACGAATTCTTCGCTTAAACAATTTGATAGCCTTGTAATTATGTCGGACCCCTTCGTGTTCCAACCCATGTACACTTACCTGGGAAATAAACGCAAGTTGATCGACGGCATCGAGCGGGTCGTCGTCGACGTCAAACAGCGTCTCGGCAAGGACAAGCTGTGTATGATGGACGGGTTCACTGGATCGACGGTCGTCGCGCGCATGTTTGCAAAGCACGCCCATGAGCTCCACACGAACGACACCGAGCTTTATTCGTACATTGCCGCCAATTGTTTTTTGCGCAAGCCGACACCTGAACAGCAGGAACGCATCGAAGGTCACTTGAAACGTATGAACGAACTCGAGCCGACCGTCGAAGGCGTCATCGCATCAGCTTATTCGCCGAAAGAAACGTCAAACATTCAACCGACAGATCGGTGTTTTTTCACGCACGAAAACGGAATGCGCCTGGATACATGGCGCCGATACATCGAGGACCACGTCGAAGAGGACATTCGTCACTGGTGTTTGTGCCCCGTGCTCGTCGAAATGTCGACGCACGCCAATACGCTCGGTCACTTCAAAGCGTTCATGCCTGATTTCGAAGCGTGTGGCAAGCGCGTCCAGGATCCGTTTCCTATTCGAACACCGGTATGGTGTCCGTATGATTGTACCGTCGTGACGCACAACGAATCGACCAACACGCTCGTCGAAAAGTTTGCCGAGAATACGTTCGATCTTGTATATTTTGACCCACCGTACAACGAGCATGAATACACGGCGTTTTACTTTTTACTGAACGTCCTAGTGGAAAACAAGGCGCCTGAGAATGTAAATGCACGCACCGGCCTTCCGAAGATTCGATTCAAGTCGGCGTACAACAAACTCGCGACGGCTGTTGAGGCGATGACGCAGCTCGTCCATGACACGATGAAAATCACAGAGTACATGCTCGTGTCATACAACGATGAAGGCATCATTCCGATTGACACTTGGCTCAGTATTCTCGAGCCGTACGACGTTGAGCGTATCGATACAGAGTATCAGAGGTACGCGGCGAACGGATCGAAAACAGGAAAAAAGGAGGTGGTGGAGATTTTGTGGCTTGTCAAACGGCGTCAGACTTCAGCTTCCAGCTGAAGGCGTCAAAATTTTCTTGTACCACGCCATGGAACACATCACACGTCCATCGGGTTCGTCGACCGGTGTTGACGTGTCGTCGTCGGCGAGACGCCATTTTCCTTTATGTTTCACGTAGACGGCGTAGTGACCGCCGTGAAACATACCCCAATGAGCGACGAGCACAAAGAGTTTCATTCCGTGGTACGTGTCTGGGATGAGCTCTATGGGGCATTTTTGAGTAAAGATGACGGACATGCACGCCCCCGTGTCTTTGATGACTGTTTGCATCGCCGCTGCGTTGTATTTTTTGCCGGCGTCATCGACATAGTCATCAAGGATGTGATACTTGTCGTATTGTTTCAGATGGTTTGGTGAATCGACAAAGAGCGAACAAAAATCATTCGACCTCGACGATTTTCCACCAGGATAGACAACCACCTGTTCCTCTGTGCCGTAAAAGATCGGTTTCATGTATTCGAGTCCAAGCGACTTTTCGAGTGCGTCGATCAAAGCCAGAACCGCCTCGTGGGCGTCATGTTGCTGAAGCGGTGTAAAGTCGGGAAACTTGGATCGAAACGCCTTGAGCAAATCGCGGGGTTCGAGAGCTTCCGTCTCTTTACGATTCCAGAGTTGTCGAACCAGAGTTGAATATGCACGGGTCACTTCGCAAGGTCCTTCGTATGGACCTTCGCGGAGAAACCGATTCGTGAGTGCTGGAACGTGTGCCAGACACTGGACTGCCGAGTTGAAATAGCACGTGTTTCCCACGTTGTGCAATCCTCTTGACATTCTCTACTAAAGTTTCCAGACTTTTATCTACTAAAATGAACTGCATCGCACTCTCAAAGCCTTTGGTGATTCTCTGCACGGCTCAGCCTCCTCGTAAAAAGGGCCAGATTCGGTACAAGCTGAAGAAGGCGATCGAGCATGCACAGAATCTGTGTTTTAATTTTGAGGATACGAAGGAATGTCGCGTCGCATGGGACGAGGTGAATGATTTGACTCGCGCGCTTCATAACGAAAAGCCAGTCGTCAAAGAGCCGGAGCGTTCAGAGTTATCGAAGCGTGAGTATGATGTCTAAGCCTCGTAAGGTGCCGCGTCAATCTTCAGGTGAGACTCGACGATTTTTGTGTTCATGCCCTCCTGCTGGTTGATACCACCGACGTGCGCGAAAGTAGAACGCTTTCCTGGGAAGTAGCGCATAGCGAGCGTCGCAAGAAGGATAAAGACGATAGCGTGCAGAATCAGACCACCGATACGGGCAGTACCCTCACCAGACGCGACCCATGGACCGAAGACACCACGGGTCGCCTGGTACATGCCCGGGCTGGCGACCAGGGCATAAAGGACGGCTGGGATGATGTAAAACTGGATAGCGTCAGACATGTTTACTAGAGACGGAGAAATTCTTCAAGCTTGATATCCTCCCTGAGGTTTACAATCGTTCTATCATACGTCCGACGATTGTTCGGGTGCGTCTTATCTGGACGTTCCTTGACCGGCATCCATCCGAGGTCCTGGTAGTCACATTCGAGTATCGTACCTGGAGCATACGGGCGCGATCTCATGTTCAACTCCGCTTCTTTACGCAACTCTCCTCGATCTTGAATACAGAGATCCTTCCCGTTCATGACCAAAAAATCAATCGTAATCAAGTGCCGAGGCTTCCATTTGAAAAGAGTCTCGTGTGTTCCGATACGTACAGGCTCCTCAACCGGTGTAAAAATGAGACCATCCGTCTTTTCACCGAGTTGAATCCGACCCACGTCATTCAACGGTAACATCTCCTTCACTTTGACTTGTAACTTGGGCTGCTTCAGAATAGACTTGACAACCGCCTTGGCCCCGGCTAACCGTTCCATCAACGTCTTTTTACGAACGTCCTCACCCTTGATACGTACAGCGTCATACACGTAAAAAACACCATCCATGAGTTCACCATCGAGCACGGTATCACGGGGTACAGTCAGAGTCGTGTACGTCACATGGAACGCTCGATCGACGAGGGCACAAATCTTCTTCTTGTCCGACGCCTCGAAACACACGAGCATGTGACGCACGCCATCCGTCTTTTCACATACGACATACGGTTGAGACTTGAGAACCCTGAAATGCTTACGCTCTATGGAAATGGGTTGAGGTCCGGGAAACCACGTCGGATCCGTGGATTCCCACACCCGATGAATGTACTGACGTACTTCATCTTCATACATGGTTACTATTTGCGGCTGGTCTTTAAGGACTTCCGCCGTAGGCGGAAAGTTCGCCGGGTGTGCAACGGACAAGTCGCTCCGCGACTTGGACTCAGGGATTCATCATGACACCGGGCATCTCTAGAATGTTTCCTAGGCACTTGTGTGTAAAGTGTCGAATGACAAGAGCAGACGGTAATGCGACGACTCGCAGGTTGTTTGCTTTCAACTGTGCAAAGAGACTCTCATAGGAGTCACACGACAGGTTTTTCTGAACGCTCTTGAGTTTTTTGTCTATGGGCTTCGAGTCCATGACCCAGACACGCGCTGACGTTTTGTCGACGTCGTACAAATCTGTGCCCACCACTTTTTTTGTCACTTCGGTGTCGAATGTGAGTGCCCGTTGATGGATCGGCTCTGTCGAACCCGCGAGCGTCTTTTTCTTGAACATGTCCCAGTCGACACCCTCGACGACGGATGGGAACACAACGACCCGAATATCCTTCTCCATCGTGTTAAACACGCGCGGAATGGTGTCTGCATCCAGATTCGTCCCGTAGTCAAACCAGACGATGCGCTCACCAGTCTTGACGAGTTTAGGGAGCGCGTCGAGTCCCTCGACAAAAACGTACTCGACATGAACTTGTTTCTGAGCTCCGTACATGCCGATCGTCATGAGCGAATGAAGCGTCGTCACGGCGATCGATTTGTTTCGCGTGACACACACGACATACATGTTCACGATTCGGTTTGCGTCTTTAGGCGATCCTCGAGTTTACCATAGAATCGTAAATTACCGACGTGTCCGAGCGTCGTCGTGACGTCGGCGAAAATCTTCCCACCCATCAACTGCCAACGTCGACAAAAGGCGTAGTCCTCTGACAGGTACCTGCGATTGACGGGGTCGATCATACAATCGAAGACGGCACAATAATCCTCGAAATCGCGATTCTGATGGTCATTTTTACAGTTCAACTCGGGGTAATGAGCGTACATGCGTTCGATGACGTCACGCTTAATCATGAGGAAGCCTGTCGGACCATCGAGCACCTCGACGAATCCGTTTGTAATTTGGGAATTCTGGTATTTGAAATTCATGACGAGCGCTGCAGACGCCTTGGCAAGGTCTTTTCCTGCTGAAATAGCCTGAGCCGCTTGGTCCCACATAATCACCTTCTTCGGATACACGGCGCATGAGACATCGTGGCCAGATGCCAGAAGACGCAGAACGGATTCAGCCTCGAATTGAACGTCGGCGTCGATAAACAGAAAATGCGTCGCGTTCGACTTTTGCATGAAACGCGCCACTGAAATGTTCCGGGCACGGTGGACCAGAGATTCATTCTCGGTCGTGTCGAGCATCAGCTGAACGCCATAGCGGGCGCACAGCTGTTGAAGCTTCAGGATGGATTCGGCGTACGCTTGGAGACACAGACCGCCGTAACATGGCGTCGACAGAAAAATACACGGCGCTGACATAACAAACAGGCGATCCTTTTTTTTATGTACAGTACAATTAATGACGAAACGTAGAACCCAGTATATGACTCAAGCAGCACGACCGATATACTCGGAGAATGGCCAATTTTACTACACACGCAACAACGGTGCAACATGGCGTCGACTTGCCAACACCGCCGAAGTTTTTACGTGGGCATGGGAACCAAACGTCCCGGGGAATTACAACAATGTCAATTTGTTCAGTGAGGGTACTGTCGCAAACCTCAAAAGAAATTACAACTGGGCTGCACGTACTATCCAGAAAGCCGTAAGGAATCGCCGTACACGCAGGGCTGCAACGACGATCCAGAGACGCGTACGAGGCGTGCAACTGCGTGCTCGAGCCGGATGGAACAACCCTTATACACCAGTCGGGTACCTTGCAATGATGAAACGTCTGATGCGACTGCAAAAAGAAATATCAGCTCACGGTAGATGATTTTTTATGTACAGTACAATCAATGACGAAGCGTAGAACCCAGTATTACACTGCATGGGATCTCCCGATATATTCGGAGAATGGTGAATTTTATTACACACAAAACAACGGTGCGACGTGGCGACAACTTCAGAATATGTCCCATTATTATTCAGTATTAGGGAGATATAACGATCCAACCGCCAGCTTGAAATGGAAGGGGTATATAAGAAATCTCAAACGAAACTACAATCGGGCCGCGCGTACAATCCAGAGAGTCGTACGGAAACGTCGCAAGGCTGCGACGACGATCCAGAGGCGCGTCCGAGGCGTGCAGCTGCGTGCCCGTGCCGGATGGAACAATCCGTTCACACCAGTTGGGTACCTCGCGATGATGAAGCGTCTGATGCGGATGCAAAAAGAAATGTCAGCTCACAATAGATGACAGACGTGATCCTTCCAGCAGGGACCCGTCTCTACAAAGGGTTTGGAAATCGAACCACGGGGTGTCGCTCGCTCCTCAAGCACACAAGCACATTTTTCGTGACACAAAGCGTTCAGCTGGCGCGTTCGTATTCAAACACGAAAACGGCATGTCCGTTCGTGGCGAAACGGTCGCTCCGTCTGTTTTTGCTGAACCACCCGAACGTCAAACGCGTGTTTCCGAAACTGTCTCGGAACACGATCCTCGGTCTCAAGTTTGTGCTCGGCACAAACGTCACGCGAGGTCAGCAGGCGAAAGTCTACAGCCGAATCACACAGAGTTTTCCGCCACGTCGATACCTCGTCAGACCGCGAAATCGAGGTGAACGCCTTTCGATAACCGATATGAACCGCGACGTGTTTGAACGTTTCAGCAACGATTTCCTCATTAAAAACGGGTACGACGGGTTCTACGCACCGCCCAAACGAACAGGTTTCCATGGCGGTGTGTTTCCTGCCGAAATCATGTTGTGTGACGCCAGTCGGACGCTCGTCCGACCGGGTATCGAACGCGCACCGGTTCTTTCCCGTGTCTCGGTCGTTCGCGAACTTCCCCAACTGTTCATCAAGTACTGTCGCCGGAATCGCACCCTGCTTCGTGTGTACCGTAATTTGTTCGTTCCAGAACTCGGTGGTGGTATGGGCGTCAAGTTGTACCTCGAGGCACGAGGTAAACCCGCACCCAAAAAGGTGACGGACACGCGCGACTTTGACTTTACGTTTGCCGTACCGAAACGTCTGGGTCAGCGTGAGGCGAGACGTCGTGCTCTCATCATGAAGACGATCATGTACAGACACGTCGCTGGGTTCGTCGCGTGGCTCAACAGAACGTACACACGAACGAACGCGAGACTCATCGTCACCGAATTCGTCCCGGACATTAAGGTTTTGCCGGCGACGGGCAAGACTGTGTACCACGTGTCCCAATTCCGAATCCAATTCCCAGCTGGTCAGCCGATGGATTTTGTCGACGCGACGCTCGCCTACGTCCCTGGATCCAGTCGCGACGATCTTCACCCCGTGTATTCACGTATGTATGGTTTGCCGATCGAGCGACTCAAGAAATTGTACGATTCAGTGGCGGCTGTTTTGGCCGGTTCATTTTTGTACCCTGGTATCAAGCCCCGAAATCCAATTTACGGGAAGAATCCAGAAAAGGGTCAAAAGAATGTGTCCCGCCTCGGAGCGCTTCAGAACCTCGCCCCCAAAAATGTCAAGCTCGTTCGAAATCTGATACGCCGTATCAAAAAACGTGACGTGAGCGGCGCAAAACGCAACGCTGCAATGCTAATTAAAAATATCAAGAGACGCTAGAGTATGAACAATCGTCCGTGTCTTCGGACACAGATCGTCCTCCGGCGTGTGAGTCGGCACCCGATCGTCCAAAAGACGATTCGGACCGGAAACAGAATTCAGAAACATGTGGTACGGAGTGCAACTCTCAGTCTCGTACCAGATGCCGTGAATGACATTGCCTTTCATCACGCACAGTTGAACATCAACGAGATTGTCCATGTCTTTCAGGACACCGTGGCCATTTCGACGATGAATATGGTGATTGCGACGATGCTCGTCCTGTCGAAACTCGGTTGAAATTTTATTCTGCCACAATACTAATGAGTGCCAACTGTGCTGACCGTGAGGTGTACACGGTTCGGGTCGATTCGTTTGGTGTCGCCACACCGTATTCGACATTTACAACGTATTTACCTGTACCACTTCGTAACGTCGTCAAGGCGGAGTTGCTCATGGCGAGCATTCACCAGCAGTTCAGTAACGCCATTTGTCACGTGTATGTCGAAGAACTCGTTTCGAATTTCATGACTCGTGCCGGGCCAGCATATACGACAGCACTTGGTCCGTCGAGTTCAAATGTGGGTGTTGCGACGCAGATTCTAAATAAGGGTCTCATAGAGCGTGCATTTGCGACACTACCAACGTCCAACGTGACATCAGCGGGTTCCGACTATCGCGTCGTATGGACGGCCGGGAATGATTTCCCCACCGATGTTGAATACATTAATCCGATTCGTCAACTCAAGACCCTCACGTTTACATTTTTTGATGGCGTGACTGGTGTACCTCAGACTATGGACCAAATGAGTTTCTTCATTTTCCGCTTCGAATGCGCGAAAGACAATGTTTGTCTGTACTAATAAAGAAAATGCGCGTTGACACACCAGTATGGAAGTCGTCCGCCTACAGCCCACAGCCATCCTGCCCTCACGCGGTTCAGCCGATGCAGCCGGGTTCGACCTCTACAGTGTTGACCACTACGTTGTTTTCCCTGGTCAGCGAGTTGTTGTTTCCACGGGAATTGGACTTCAGAAGCTCCCAAGCGGAACCTATGGTCGCATTGCACCTCGCTCTGGATTGGCCGTGAAGCACGGTCTGGATACTCTGGCGGGTGTCGTCGACCCAGATTACCGTGGCGAGATTAAGGTGGTTCTCCTGAACACCGACATGCGTAACCCGTTTGTGATCAAGCCTGGGTACCGTATCGCCCAGCTGATCCTGGAGAACTACCACGTCGCGGATGTCGTCGAGGTGGCTGAGCCCGTCGTCGACACGGAGCGTGGTGAGGGGGGTTTCGGATCGACGGGATATAAAGTTACTGGAGTCTAAATAAATATGCAGTCTTGGCTTTTCATCGGACCGACCCTGCTCGCAGGCATCGGTCAGGTGACTCGTCAGTATTCTGACCTGATAAAGAGTCTCGGTCACGAAGCGGTCTACGTTCCGTTTGGTGACCCGGTTCCAAAGAAAAGGTTTGACGTGGGTTTTGCGTTCGTGTTGCCCATCGAACAACACGTAAACATCGTCGACCAGATGCTAGCTCCGTGCAAGCGAAAAATGTACATGACGATTTGCGAGACCGAAACGGTTCACCCCGTATATGAATTACTGGTTCAAAGGTACCATACGCTCTGGACGCCGAGCAAATTTTGTCTCGACGTCTTCTCACGCCAATTTCCAAGCGGCGACTGGCGTCTTTTGCCTCTCTGGACACCGACACCACCGCGGGCCCTTACAGAGGCGACGATGTACACGTTTTACACAATCGGTAACATGATCGATCCGCGCAAGAATATCAAAATGCTCATCGAGGCGTTCGTGCGTCTCCAACTTCCCGGATCACGTCTTTTGCTCAAGGCGACGTGTAAAGAGCCCGTAAAATGGAAATTTCCAAACGTCGTCGTGGTCAATGGACTCTTGAGCGACGAGGAGCTCGAGAAGCAGATTCACAGACAGGGACACTGTTACGTCAACTGTTCGCATTCCGAGGGGGTTGGAATGGGAGCGGTCGAGGCAGCCCTAAGAGGTAAGCCAGTCATCATCACCGATTTTGGTGGCTTGAAAGAGTACGTCCCGGACACGCCATTCGTGGTCAAATGTACGCGGGCGGCGATCGAGCAAGACGACTTTTTATTCCAGCGCGGCATGGTGTGGGGTCAGCCGTCGCTCGAGGATCTCATGTCGCATATGCGCACGTGTTACGAGGGACGAATTTCGGAATGGGACCACCCAGGGACGAGAAAACTCATTTCGTCAGTGTCTGAGGAATTAATGACCCCATAGTGTGATTCCCGTACTCCTTTTCGTACTTCATCAGAATGGTGTAATTTTCACGAGCTCCGGGGGAGTACTGAGCATCCTGCATCGTGTTTGAAATGACTGACGAAAGCGTCATGTCCTTGTTTCGTGAGTAGCCGTTGTTACGGAGAGCCTGAATGAGTTCGTCCATTACTCAGTCTGGTGATGGACGGCTTTAGGTTTCATGAAATCATCCTTCATGAGCTCGCCATGTTCCACATGAGAGTCCTCGCCACCGTAGTGGATCATGTAATATGACGCGGCATACATGACAATCGCAAGCAGTACAGCGTTGAATCCGAGGAACGCCTGCTGAGCCTTGAGGAAAGAGACGAAATCATCAAACGCCTTGAATCCCGTGGGGGTGCTGAAGAGACGAGGAAGGGCGAAGATCAAAGCGAGATTGATTACAAGGGCAACAAGTATGGGTTTGAGTTCCACCTCAGCCATCTCTATACCATAGAGCTATGTTTTTTACAGAAGCACCCGCCAGCCATCGCCTTGAAATTGCACTGCCGTCCCTCCAGAGTCCGTGCTGAACACGTCGGCCCCGCCGCCGTCTTGGTCCCCACCGCCTTCTTCTTGACCCCTGCTGCAGCCACCGGAACCACCGCCGAGGTCGGAGGTGTATAGTCTGGGAGGAAGATCGTCCGACTCCGAGCCGCCTTGAGGTCGAGGGTGTGCTGGCGGAAGCGGAGAGCGGAAGCCTCAAACTTGTTCATTGTTGGTTACGTATATCGAGTGTTCTGAGTTCCAGACGGTCTCATGACAGAAATTTTCGCGACTTGGAAAAATTCCTGTCATGAGCGCGGCACGAAAGTTAAAAGGGTGTTTAGATTAACAACCATGGCGGAACTTCTCCAAGATATCATTAACCTGGTGCTCCGGATCGATCAGGCGAATCTGTACATTCCACCCGGAGTTGCGACGATACTGAGAAATCACGGCTTCGTTCCTCATCGTTCGTATACGCGTCCGCCTCGGCCGCCCCGCCCGCCTCCGCCCGTCCGACTTCCGTGCCCTGCAATGACTCGAGCTGGAACGCCGTGTAAAAACAAATGTGCCCCGGGATGTGCGACGTGTGGGATTCATGCGGCGACTCCGACACCTCGAGGTGTTCCTAACGAGGCGTCCAGGTGTCCGGAGATGGTCCGAGGTGGAACTCAGTGCAAGTGTCGCAAGTACAAGGATCTTTCAATGTGCTGGCGACATGCGAAAAAGGCGAATCTTCTCCCTCCACCACCAGAGGTGCCGACGGAGTGTGCTGTGTGCTATAACGATCTTACCCGGGAAACGACGACCAAGACGGCGTGCGGACATTACTTTCACATCAACTGTTTTGCGACGTGGCGACAGAGTCGGCTCGATTCCTTTCAAGCGGTGACGTGTCCGATGTGTCGGCACGCACATCCCAACCCGAAACCACTCGTCAGGCCTTCTTCGGGTACTGGACATCAAAATTCACAAGCAAACGTGCTTGTTCTGTGAGACCCTTGCCTTGTATGACATAGTCCTTTCGAGGGTCGAGGATGCCGAATTCTTTGAGTGTGTTAAACTGAACAGGTCCGCCAAAGTGTGGGACGGTGACGTCGAGACCTTCGACAGATTCCTTGAACGTCACGGTCATCACGTAGCGTAGATCGTCGCCGCGGCGTTCAAACTTGGGGTGGGGCTTGACGTTGAATGTAATGATGAGATCACCCGTTTGTTCACGATTCGACCTTGCTTGTTCCCCGAGTCCCTGAAGTCTGTGTTGCGTCCCCGAATGTATACCCTTGTCCACGTGTAAATTGATCATGACCGTGTCCACTGTGTGTTTTTTGTGATTACACCCCGGGCACCCCTTTCGTACGACACCCGCCGTTTTGCATTCATCACACGGTTTCGCAAACATCTGACCCATCATACCAAACATCTCCTGGACCATCATTCCTCGTCCCTGACACTTTGGACACGTCATCATACACGATTGACAGTGTTTCACGGTCGGTACTTTGATCGTCTTGTCCGTACCTGTGTACACTTGTTCTAGGGTCAGATCGATAGTATGACGACGATCCATCGAACGTTGCTGAGGCCCCATACCAGGGAACCCTCCTCCACCGCTAAACATGTGCTGAAAAATCTCCGAAATGTCCGGGCCGTGTGGCATTTGCTGCTGAGGCTCGTCGGTTCCGAATTGGTCGTACCGTCCCTTTCGCTCCGGGTCGCTCAAAACTTCATACGCTTGACCAATCTCCTTGAATTTCTCAGCGTCTCCACCGCGATCCGGGTGATACTTCATGGCCAGTTTCCGGTACGCCTTTTTAATGTCTTCGAGTGATGCATCTCGTCCGAGACCGAGTGTCTCGTAGTAATCCATACTCCTAAAAGGATGAGTAACTTTAAACTCAAGAGAAAATGGAAGACGTCCTTGATGCTTTCGAGCGACGCATTCGCAACGCACTCGATGCCTACCTGACAAACTACGTGGATCGAGTGTTCTGGGAGCAGAACAACAAATTACGGTACAGGAACGCCCGAGAGATGAATATGGCAATCGTCGAAGCATTCAACCCAATGTATGAAAAGTACCCGAAGCTCGAGAAGGTGCTCGACGACAGTCTTCTGCTTTTACAGCAGTGTGCCTGGGTCGGTATGAACGTGCCGTGGCCGGTCGATCCAGACGACCACATTCAGCGTGTCGTCGACAACGTCATCGAGGTGTTCAACATCGTCGTGTATGGAAATCTTCGATTCGAAATTCTCAACCTAGAGCATGAAGGAGGTGCCCCTCTGTGAACACTGTGTGTACTATAAAGCGGGTCCATATGCCAAGACGGGAACGTGTACCCGTTTCGTGGCATATAGAGGACGTGGAAAGATGGTGTACGAATTCGCAGATACGGTCCGACTCGATCGGTCTCGATGTGGACCAGATGGAAAGTTGTTCCTGTCAAACCCCAGAAAATTCAATCCGGTACGTGGTGATCTTCTTTGGACGCTGTTCAATGAAGATGAATAGGTCCATACAGACGAAGAATCTCCTTGATAATCTCGTGACGCTTAATGTCGCTCTCAGTAAACTGAACGTGCTCGAGTCCATAAATCGGATTGTCCTCGAGGCGCTTGAGGAGGTCGATGAGACCGTTATTTTCAAAGCCGGCATCATGCTGACCCGTGTCACCCGTGATGACGAGTTTGGAATCCTTCCCGAGGCGAGTCATGACCATACGCATCTGATTCGGCGTCGAATTCTGCATCTCGTCGGCGATGATCCACGAGTTGTCAAACGTCCGACCGCGCATGTACGCCAGAGGACACGTCTCAAACTTCACTTTGGGAAAGAGGGAATCCTTCATCGGACGGATCCACGGATCCATCTTCTTGTCCACCGTCCCCGGAAGGAAACCGTGCTGCTCGTCGACCGAAATGGCCGGACGGGTCAAGATGATATTCTTGGCGTGCTTTGATGCCGCCTGACACGCCATCATCGTCTTCCCGGTACCAGCTGGACCGGTTGCAACGACGATGGGAACGCGGGGGTTTTCGAGGAGAAGCTGGTACAGACGGTGCGCCATGATTTATGTTCGTTTCAGTTCTCTAACCAGACAATGTCACGCGGTAGATTCATCTTCCAACAGTAATAGAAACAATCAAAGTTACACTTGCTCTTGTAATCTTCGGGAACCTCTCCGTCGACGAGCTTCACAAACTGGATCCGTCGACGAGGGATGATAATCTGAATCTGAGGGTCGATTTTTCCAAACAGCTTCCGGACGTATTGCGTAAACAGTTTCGGTGCAGGCATGATGATGATGAACGGCTTGCCAATTTCGACGAGTCGCTCGAGCACCTTGGGAATCAGTGTGAATGGTGGGTTCGTGATGATGATGTCACCTCGGTTATTCTCAAAGAAATCCTCATCTTGGTGAATAACCTCGAATCCAATCTCGCGTAAAATCTCACCGGATCGACCGTCGCCGTAAAAGGGTTCCCATACCACCTTGTTTTCGGGGACGAATTGCTTGATCGCCTCCCACGCCGATTTCGGCGTCATGTAATCGTCGTGTTTCTCGAACGTCTTGGTTTGAAATCCAGCCATGAAAATCACGCGCATTTACTTTTTAGCTCTGTGTCTCTTCAGAGCTCTCTGAATAGTACGAGCCGCCAGATTACGACGGTATTTCGTCAATGTTTTCGGCGACAATGCTCGTGGGAAAGGTTTCGGTTTCAAATAATTCCAATTCGTACCTGTTAAAGACCCGAGGAGTGCAAATTGCTCTTTGGTCATAGTTCTCATAGGTGCCATCCCAGGTGATTCCCATGCGAGTCGTTTGAGCGTCGGTAGGAACCCACGGGGTGGAACCTTTGCTGGTACTGGACGCGGACGCGCCGTATACACGAGCGGTCTGAGCGTCTTTTCATTTGTGAACATGTTACGCCACCTTGATCCAAATTTAAACGTTGCAGGAAAAGTACCTGGTCTACCAGTGTGTGCCAAAACCGTACCTGGTTTAACAACAATTGGTTCGCCATGTCTACCACCGCTTACAAAACGCCGAAAAGGAAGAACTTCTTCGTTTGGAAGATTTGGTGGAACCATAAAGCCTTTTTTCATGACCCAGTTCGATCGAGCATGCGGTCCATACCCGTAATAGAATCTACGAGCTGTGATTCGACCTGATACACCTTTGATTTTTTTATTAAGATTGTTGTACTGATTCGGGTGACTCTTTCTCTTCATGCTCAGGTTATGAAGACGGTGTTTATTCCCATTGGACAATCGTCTCCACTTGTTTTGATTATTCCCGATACGATTAAGCGTCTGTAGATTTCTCACAAGCTGTTGCAATCGTTCAAGTTCTTCCGTGTTCCTTTTGTTCGCCACAGCAAACGCGGATGGCATTTACTGTATACCCATATTATTTTCTGTCCACCACCTGCCACTCGGCATCCGTTCCGTTGAATTCGGCGAGGATGATCCGACCCGCCGCCTCCGGATCGAAATGATCCGCACAACAGAAAATGTCGAGGTAGATGTAACCGGTTTCAGGGTACGTGTGCACCGAAAAATGAGACTCGGAAAGCACGAGCACTCCAGTGGCACCGAACGGCCTGAACTGATGGAACGCCTTGTTAACGACGGTCAATTTGCACTTGTCCGCCACACGTTCCATGATCGGCTCGAGCTCGTCGACACGCCAAACATGAACACCCGAGACACGTCCGATGAGGTGCTTCATTCCTTCTTTTAAAAATGTCAGGTTTTTTTATACCATGAAGTCCTTCACGATCATCGACGGCGAACTCGCCATCCTCAGCGGCGACGAGATTGAATACGTCTTTGAGCGCGACTCGCTGAGCATGGCGGCTTATCAGTACATGACCCAATGGATCCAGGACACGAAGAAACCGGACGACGACCCAGGAACGGTTTGGCTCGAGGCTGAAAAGGCGTGGGATGCCCTGAGCCCTGAGTTCCAGGGGATACTCATCAACATCGCGAATAAAGAGAAACAGCAGGCGAAGGATATCCGTGACGGGCTGCTTGCAACCCTTCACGGATATCAGGGCGTAAAACGAATCAAGGATGCTTTTGCCGAGGCTATCAAGTCATGCTTCGGTGAACTCATCTAATTCGACGTCGCATTCGTACTCGGGTTCGATGTCGTCAATCTCAACCTCACAGATGCCTTTGAGACGCATGGCGAGGACGCGGTCCCAAAACGCCTTCATGACCGGAAGGTACTTGGCGAACCATTCACGATCCCGTGGAACCTCGACGACGACAAACTCCTCTGGAGGTCCCTCTTTGTACTGGACGAAATCACACACCTCGAGATCCATAATTTCGAGCAAAAGCTGAATCTGTGGGAGGTAGTACCCCGGAACTTCGGGTTTGATTTTACGCGTCAGAGGACACTTGATTTCGAGGAGACGGCCGGATTCGGTGATGCCGTCAGGACTTCCGCCGAGAAATTTATGAACCGGGTGTTGCACGAGACCAATCTCATGTGAAATTTGACCATGGCGCATGTCGTACAAGTCGCGGACGAGCGGCTCGAGACGCGTCCCGTGTGCCGTCGCTTCGTTTCCGGTCCATGGACGCGCTGCGCCGCATTTTTTCGCAAGGAGCGCATCCGGTTTTTCGTATGGATTGAGACCTATTGCTGTTGCAGCGTCGCTCGCAGTCAGGAGATTCCCACGGAGATCGAGCCACTCCTGACTTCGTTGATCGGCGTATGATTGTGCCAAGAGTTCAGCGACTCTTGGGTGCATCTCTGATAAAAGAGACTTTAAACTTTAACGGCGGTGACGACGAGGAGACCGTCTTCGTATCGTTGTTGGTGAACGTACCCGATTCCGTCTCACGCGGTTTCTCTCATTCATGATGCGTCGTAGCGCTCGGATACGGGCAGCGAGAGTGTTCTGATTGAGGATGGGGATGGTGTTCCGCTGACGCGTTGGCGTCGGTCTTCTTCTACGGATGATATTACGGTTAGCGTTAGGGATATTAACAAACCGCACGATTGGGGTGGACATTTACAATGGACTCACATTATTTCCTGAACCGCTCGGTCGTCTTGAGTGCAATCTGAGCCGCATGTTGCTCCGCCTGTTTCTTCGTACTGGCAAATCCTGACCCATGGGAAATACCGTCGACAATCACTTCAATATGGAACGTGCCGTTGTACTGTCCTCGAACCTGGTACTCGGGCAAAGGCACTTTATTCGCCTGACACCAACGCATCAATTGATCCTTGTAATTGTCATCCGTCAGATTCATCTCGACGTGCTCAAACGCAGCAAATACAAACGCCTTGGCGTGAATCATACCAATGTCGAGGTAGATGGCACCGACGAGCGCCTCGAACACATCCTCGAGAATGTTTTCGTTCGTGTTCCAGCCGTTACGCATCCCCTTGTCATCCATGAGAATCCATTTGTCGAGCCCGAGTCGTTTTGAAATTTCACAGAGCGTCTTGCCTCTCACGAGTTTCGTACGCGCCTTGGTCAAAAATCCCTCTTGCTCCTCAGGAAACTTTTCAAACAGGTAACGCGTAATAATAAACCCGAGGACAGAATCACCCATAAATTCCAGCGTCTCGTACGAGCCTTCAAGACCCTTGTACTTTTTGAGGGCTGATTTATGCGTGAAAGATCTGCGATACAACTTGACGTCATTAATTTTCGTGCCTACGAGTCGTTCAAGCGCCGCACGGTCGATGTTTGGTGCATCGATGAGTTCCGGCGCTTCAACGGATTCCATTACACTCAGTAGAGTTTTTTTGTTTAAGTAATTCAAATGTCCAACGCTCAATTGCGTGAAATGGTGAATTTCATCAGATACTTCAACACAAAGTACACACCTCCGAACGGGTGGGGTGGTCTATGGTACACACCCAACGTCGTAATAAGTCAACGAAGGAGAAACATCAACAAAGAACTTCACAGAGCTCTTGTACTTCGTAAACTCCTTCGTCGTAAGATTCATACCCATCTTAGACCCAAGAGAGCCGCGACGACGATCCAGAGATACGTGCGTGGTACTCAGCAACGTGCCCGTACCGGTGTTTTCAATCCTCATACGGCAATAGGACGAGCGTTCCTGACGAAAAAGATGAACAACAACGTGCGGAGAGGTTAATCGGACAGCGCCGTGCGGCGACTTTCCCCTACTTAAAGACCACTGACACCAACTGACGGGTGTCCCTGGAACGCAGGGATATACCCCGGGCCAGTTCCAGAAACACCCGTCGGACTCACTGGCTGCTTGGTCACGTAGAGGAAGAGAAGAATGACAAGGAGCAGAATGAGCAGCAGAAACTTCATATTACAATTCACAGTGATTTTAATTTCCATGCGTCGATGATGAGCAATGGAAACACGATACCGAAAAACTCAGCAACCTGTGTATCCCTAGACTTGTGGATAATTCGAAGGTCTTCATCTGTGTACGGAATGCTTGATCTTTGCCACTCCGCCATGAAACACTTGTTTCCGAACAGAAACCAGCACACTAAAGCTAGTGATACAAGCGCCAAATGTACCTTTATGAGTCTCCGAGACGTGAAAAAGACGCCGAGTATCATAAAGAGAATCACAAAGTGATGAAAGGTCAGTAGCAGTTTATCTTTCGCTGTTAAATCGTACTTACCGTGAATAACAGTCACGTCAGTGCGGGCATTCAAAATCGTCATCAATGCGATGATGGCGAGTACAATGTTCATTACTATTCAGTTGAAAAAAGTACAACAGGCTCCGCCTGTTGTTTCTACGCCTTCTTCACAGTCGGACGCTTCGCCGCTGGCTTTGGGGTCTCGGCAGCAGGAGTTGGGGCCTCCTTCTTTGGCTTCTCAGACTTGATGTAGTGCTTGTTGATGTACTTCTGGATGTTCAGGAACGTCACCTGTACGTCGGCAGGTGGGTCCAGGATCGCCTTCAGGGCCGCATCCATGTTGATGTTCTGGCCCTGCTTCAGGCCCTTCTCGGTCACGTACTCATTCACCTTCTTGGTCACCTGGGAGCGGGAAATCTGCTCACCGGCACCCAGCTTCAGAAACTTACGCAGCTCCTCGGAAATGTCCAGGGGCTTGTTGAAACCGTTGCTGGTTGAACGAGCCTTGGCCTTCTCGCCGTTGGGGTCCTCGATCAGGTTCTTCACCTTACGGAGGTCCTTACGCAGGAGCTTAATCTCATCGAGTACAGTCTGCAGAGTAACGGTGTCAGCCATTGTTACTTGTAGAGCTCTTCACGTCTTTAACCCCTTTTACGAAGTTCATCGTCTTTGTAGTGAAACCGAGGAGTAGAAGAAGCACAAGCATCGGCCACGTCAACATTGGACCCAGGATCGCAAAAAGTATCAAGTGCCACACCTTGAATTCTCCGTAGAGAGTGGTGTCCTTTATATACTTGTACTCTTTCATTTCAGTCAGGGTTTTCCACATATCGTCTGACGTTTTCGTCATCTACTCTTTTGTGATATTTTTTTGGCAGCCCACGCGATTAATATTGCGATCATGATTGTCCCTAGAACGATCAGTAGGATAATAGCCCAAATTGGAAATTTCGTCACATTTCCGTCGGTAGTAGCACCTCCTCCGTCAGTTTCAGTCGTCGGTTCTCCACAGCACCCTGGGTCACAAGGAAACTGGGCATCCCCCTCTCGAAATGCACAAATCATATTTGGACCGGATTCTGTACCGGTTGCAACTGTCACGCCAGGTGTAAGCTGTGTTTGATAGGTGCAATTCTTTCCAGTGTATTGTGGTCCACAGTACGTAGGCCCTGACAATGCGTACGTATTCCCGGTACCACAGAGTCCGTTATCCTGAAGTGTGTATCCCGTCGGACACGTTTTGGTGACGATAGTTGACGAGTTTGACGTGGCACAGTTGGACGAATCGCCTGGAATGGGAAAGTATCCAGAAGGACAGGTCGCCTCCGTATTCATCTACTTAGAGCGTAGGTTTGTTTTTTGATCATCATGGAATACGGCATTCCCATAAAGATTCCCGACGGTCGTTACTTTCTCAAGGTGTCAGCAAAAGGTGACGCCCGTGTGTTCCATCAGGTGAACAACGTCCATGTTGACGGAACGCTGACCAAGGAAACGCGTCAGGTGAATCTCAAGGTGCCTTCAAAAACTTTGTTTGAGAATATCGATAACGAGCTTCTGAGTCAGGCGGAGGTGAGTAAGCTCGAGTGGTTCGGCAAGGAGATTTCTACTGAGACGATCCGGTCCGCGTACCAGGCGAGCCTGTCTACTGACGGTGAGTTGTCCGCATCGCTCGCCGCCGTCAAGGGGAAAATCGTGACGACATTCTTTGACGCTCAGAAGAATCCCATTGAGGAGATTTCAGGGGCGTGTGATTTCTTGCTCGAGCTTGCAGGTCTCTGGTTCCTCAAGCGGTCGTTCGGACCCATCTGGCGCGTCGTCCAGGTTCGTCAGCGCCCGGCTCCAAAGCCAAAGACGAAGGGGTACCCAGTCGAGTTCCAGTTTGCCGATGAGCCGGAGGCGGAGGAGGAGGACGACCCGACCGATTACCTGGACTGAAAAAAAAAGTCGTATACTAATATAACATGGACGGCAAAGGTCTGGCGATTCTGATTCTTCTGTTCCTGATCGCCATGATGGTATTCTATCCTCAGCGTAGCGGCTACACTCCAACAGGCGGCGACCCAGTCGGCAGCGATGTTGTAACAACATCAGCCAACGGTGCAGGCCCGATGATCAACCAGGGTGGTTCCGGTGGTCTGATTTCTCAGGGTGGTCTCGGTGATGCACCAGGCGGTGTCTATGCTTCCATCGACGAGCCCGCTCCGTTCGACGTTGGCAGCGGTTCCGGTGTCAAGACGGTCGACATGCCAGTGTACGACAACACCAACGTGGGTCTGATTCCCAAGGAGGTGGTGACGACCGAGGATTTCGGTCAGTTTTCTCCAGACGCCATCCTGTCTGGCCAGAACTTCCTGGACCCACGTGCCCAGATTGGTTTCCCCGAGACGATCGGCGGCAACCTGCGTAACGCCAACCGCGACTTCCGCTCCGAGCCACCCAACCCCCGCGACCCAGTGAGCATCTTTAACCTGTCCACGATCCCACCAGACACCATGCGTCCCAAGTTTGAGATTGAGAACAGCTACGAGAAGTAGAGATCAAGACGATTCGGCTTGGGATCATTTCGACACAGTCGAAATGGGATCAATTCAAAAACACTTAAAAAAAACACCCTTTAACTAACAAATGGACGATTTCAAGGCCATTATGACCGAGTGGCTCTCCTTGAAGCACCAGCTTGCTGCTGCGAGGAAAGACATGGCGACTCTGAATAAGCGCGAAAAGGAGCTCCGGGCCCAGGTCCAGAGCCACATGAAGGAGATTAAGGAGACTCAGGATGTGGACACCGTGAAAATCAACCAGGAGAAGGTGTCTCTGCATACGAAGGAGGCTCGGGGCAGCATCACCAAGAATGTGATCCTGGCTGGTCTGCGTGCATACTTCAACGGTGACGAAACTAAAGCCGAACAGGTATTCCAAATCATCGTAGACCACGCGCCCGTCAAGGAGCGTAACACAATCACCGTCAAGAAAGCCGCTTAAGGAGACGAGCCCCAGAAACAACAAGTAGCAAAATGGGTATCAACAACGAGTACCGTGACGATGCTTTCGTTGGTGTTGAGGACCCTGACGAGCAGTATGATGAGTATGAGGATCACGAGATTGTCCTCGCTCCTCAGGATTGGCACGACTGGCACTCGGAGGATGTCCTCAATATGTGGATGTCCCTCCGTCAGTACCTCGAGGACAACCACCTCACCAGCACTCTCATGAACAGGGCGTCGTTCCATAACTTTGCCGAGTTTGTCCGACAATTTTCTCGGTAGATAGTATCTGCTCACATGGATATCACCGGACCCAAGATCCTGACCCCCGCCATCCTGTTCGCCCTGCTCAGCCCGGGCCTGCTGCTGCGCGTTGGCCCCAGCCCAGTGCTGGTGCACGCACTGGTGCTGTCCCTGGTGTACTACCTGATTGCCAAGTTTGTGCTGAAGGTGTCCCTGCGCCCGGCTGACCTGATCATCCCAGCGGTGCTGTTCGTGCTGCTGACGCCAGGTGTGCTGCTGACCATCCCACCAGCCGGCAAGGGTGTCTGGATGTCTGGCCAGTCTTCCCTGCTGGCCGTGGGTGTCCACACGCTGGTGTTTGCCCTGGTGTTCTCCTTCCTGCGTAAGAATTTCGCCGGTTACTATTAAATGAACGGACAGCGGTACGTGGGTCTTTTGATGAATTCCCGTACCCAGGCTCACGCCTTTCATTTGACGACAAACTCGTTTGCGCAGCACAAGGCGCTCCAGGCGTACTATGAAGGTATCGTCCCCCTCCTCGACAGTTACGCCGAGGCGTACATGGGTAAGTATGGTCGATTCAGACGTATCATCGTCGGCCGTCGCACGATTGCACGCAACCCCAAGCTGTATTTCCGTTCGCTTCTGACTCAGCTTCGCCGCATGCGTCTCCCACGAGACACATACCTCAAGAACATTCAGGATGAGATTACGGCACTGGTACGTTCAACACTTTATATGCTCAGCCTAAAGTGAAGAAGCACTGACACGTTAATGAAACACCTGGCTATCGGGCCGGGTGCAATGACCTATTTCGCATTTCTCGGCGCACTCGGCGCCCTTCGAGATTGTAACGAGCTAGACAATCTCGAAGAGATTTCAGGGGCGAGCGCCGGTGGCCTCCTCGCCTTTTTTTACGTCGTTGCCGAAGGCAACATCAAAACCATTCTCGATTATTCGCTGGACATCCCGATAAAGGATATTATGAAACCGAACATTCGACAGTTCCTGCGCCATTTCGGACTCGTCAGTCAAAAGAAGATTCGAAGCGTCATCGTCGATATCATTCGTGTCTTTTTCAGCAAAGAAGATCTGACGTTTCGGGAACTTCAGGCGCTTCGTCCGACGATGCCGAAGATTCACATCAGCGCATACTGTGTCAACTTGGGACGTACCGAGTACTTTTCGTGTGACTCGACGCCGAACATGTCCGTCGTGGATGCACTCTGTATGACCATCGCCGTACCGCTTCTGTTTGCATCAGTAGAACATCAAGGACGCCGGTACATCGACGGTGGGACGATGGAGGATACGCCGTGTGGCATCTTCGTCGGGTCAACGAACATCAAAGTTATGCGGTACATGTGGCCGGAAAGCGGTGAATACGACACACGTAACTTAAAATCATACCTGACGAGTATCCTGTTTACGATGATGCGTATGCGTCCGAGGTACAGTTATCCATTCATCGACGTCGACATGTCTAGGTTTGAGCTGTTTGATTTTGGGGTGTCGACAGAGGCGAAGCTGAAGATGTTTTCATTTGGGTACCATTCCACGCTGAAACAGGCGTTGAAATCATGTACGATTTGCCATCCAGGGGAGGGTTTGCAGCCGCCAGAACCTCACACAGATCAATCACGTCACGTGGAGCGATGTGCTGCTGAGAATAGTCCCGATCGTCCCGAACGAAACGAACAAAATCCTCAAGGCGAGACGAAAACCTCGTCGGAGTCCATCCATTCATAGTCATCCACGACTGGTACCGTGCGAAAAAGTCAGGACAGCGCGTCGTGAGCAGGTGTTGCGTACACACTTTGGCGAGCTTGTTCCAGCCTGGAATCGTCGAACAGTCTGGGAACGCCCGGAGCGGTTTCGGAAATAGACCCGTTTTGAAGCGCGCATCGGTCGCTTGTAAAATCTCGAGTTCGTTATCCATCGAGTGTGCGAGCCAGTTTCCATCACCTTGCTCCCACACCGTGTGCATGAATTCACAGAGGGCGTCGCGAAAGGGAAGCACTTCCGCTTCTTGACCGTGGATGATCGTTCGGCCGAGTTTCGTCTGGACGCGTTCATTTTCAGCAATCAGAGGATCGTCGAGAGCCTCTTTGATGAAGATGGTTCGCAATTCACCGTGCGTCACCGCCCGATTCTTCCGGTACTCGGGATTCTGATGACGTCCATGGGACACCCACTCCTTCTTCTCAGTGACGTTGACGGGTGTGAAGCTTATCGAGTGTATGATCTTCTGAGTCGTCGACTCAAAATCCGCCACGACGTACTTCATTGGAAGACAGGGTGTCCGTTTTTTTATCTAAATTAACAGTAACAAATGCATCTCATCCGTCGCCGGGCGTATACATTCCGCCGCAAGTCCAGAACCGTCCGCGTTCCAGGGACTCCATTTCGTCGCGCACACACACGCCACATCTCAGGTGGTATCGTGCGCGTCAAGTCGTCACTGATTCGCAACCGCGGTCTTCCAGGCAAGGGCCCGTATACACTGCCACCCCTGTCCCCAGGGAAGCTGTACGGATACACAGTCTCTGCATCGTCACCCAACCGCTACAAGTCCTTGACGTTTGCGATGAAGAGCAATTCGCCGCTGGCTGTCTTCCGTCGTCTCCAGGTGCTCGCTCGCTACCTCAAGCGTACGTCACCGACGGCACAGCGTACGATCCTCAAGAACGCCGCATGGGTCCGCAGAAAGTTTTAAAACAAACTAATATATGGCCGAAGTTATCGGCTTGTTCTTCAGTGCATGTGTGACTGTTGCTAAAATGATTTATGACGAAATTAGACGAATTCAAGACCAAGCGAGAGAAGAACTCATCCGAGCGGAAAGAGAACTCATGTCGGCCACAGGGTGCGGTGGTAGACGACCAACACATGTTTCAGATTCAGATTCTGACGAGGAGGAAGAACCCGTCGCTGTGCAAACAAAGAAACCCCAGCGCGTCGCAATTCTAGTTGTCGCTGTGGCAATTGCGTCTCATATACTCCGTAGAAAGTTTAAAGAGTGAACTCAAATCGTAGATATGGAAGTTTCTACGCTTTTGACGTGCCCGTGTCGTCCCAACTTTACGTACAAGAATCTAGCTCAGCATAAAAAGACCAAGATGCACCAGGCGTGGGAAACTTCAAAGGAGGTGAAGGATGTTCGAGTTCAATCCAAACATTTTGAGAATGAAATCGAACGCCTCAAAAGTAAACTTGAACACAAAGAGCAGATCGAGTCTGAACTCTTGGCTCGCATTCGACAGCTCGAGTCAGACATTGAATATTGGAGAAAGGCTTGTGACGGTGTCTATGTATAATTTTCTCACCCTTTAGCAAATGAAACGTACTCTGATTATTCTCATTCTGCTCATCGTCCTCGCCATCCTCGCGTTCAGCGGAACGCGCGCTCCAGGGGCGACGACCCAAACTGAGCAGCGTCGTATTAAGGGTATGTCCCTGATGGTTGAGGATCTTTAAATATTGGTATAGATTATGACGTCGCAACTCGCGGCGTGGAATAATGCTGTCAAGAAACGACGCGCAGGAATTTTACGTATACTGGCCAAAATCAAAAAAACATCGGGAGCTACGCGTATGAAACGTAAAGCAAACCTGGCGAACGCAATACATTACGGTATTATGAACAGTCACAGACACCATTGGCACAAAATAGACGGAAAATGGTATCTAGATATCATCACGACAAAAAGACTCAGGTCTTCTTCCCAGCGATAATAATAAGCATGAGACCGACGATAAGGGCAATGATCGCCCCCCACACAATCTTCTGATTGTCCTTTTCGAACGGAACGGGTGGAGGTAAACTCACAGGACGTTCGACTTGATCCGGTACATGGACCGTATGAAGTCGTAGCGTGAATGAATTGACATCGAGGCCATGGAAATCGAGTGGTTTGCCGTTCCGATCGAGCCATTTCACTGTCAGACGATCGAGGGAATCGAGCCGTGACGGAAACGTGACGCTCACCGGGTAATCACCCGCCTCTTTGAACGCCTTGATCCCACCCGAAGGAACATCCATCGGTATGATGGCGAACGATCGAGCCGATGTATTGCTCGTCGTCGTGTACACACCCTGTGGATTCAGAATCAACTTGCGCGCGTCGGTCGTGAACGGTGTTCTGAACTCTTCAATGTCCAGCCAGATGTAATCATTCATCTCGAGACTGACGATGTTACTCGAAACGACGTACGCATTTGCAGTTGGGTACAACCCTTGGTAGACTACATTCGTTGCAATAGGATTCGACGGTGTCGTCCCGAGCGGCAGGCCGAGAATGTCTGCAATTTCCTGGGTCAGTGTTGTTACGGACGTCAAATTGCCTGTGAACAGAAATTTTCCCTCGGCGTCCAGATAACTGAGTGCAACATTTGACACCTGTGACGTGTTGTTGAATGTATCGACGAGTGAACACGTCGAGTAGAATCCTGGATTCAGAGCCACGTTGCTAAAAGTAACATTGCTTGTCGTAACGATATTGCTCGTCGTAACGATATTGCTCGTCGTAACGATATTGCTCGTCGTAACGATATTGCTCGTCGTAACGATATTGCTCGTCAAAGACGCTAAACCGAACCAAAAAGTATTAATATCAACCGATGTTCGTCCGGTCCATGTAATACCATCGGGACTGGTCATGATGTTGTATGTTCCGCCCCCGAAAAGAGCGCCTCCAGCTACGAATTGTGTTCCGGTCCACATGACGCTAATCCAAAACGTAACCGGGTCAGCTGATGTCTGACCAGTCCATGTGATGCCATCAGGACTCGTCATCACGTTGTATACAGAAGCATTAAAACCAACTGCGACGAATTGTGTTCCGGACCAGCATACCGAAGACCAAATCGTAGAAGAGTCAGGGTTTGTCTGACCCGTCCATGTGACGCCATCAGGACTCGTCATGACACGGTACGTACTACCAAAACCACCGCCAACTGCGACGAATTGTGTTCCTGCCCACGTCACACTGCGCCAACCTGTAATCATATCAGCTGCGGTCTGTCCGGTCCACGTGACGCCGTTTGGACTCGTCATGACACGGTACGTACTACCGTTGCTACCGACTGCGACGAATTGTGTTCCGGACCAGCATACCGAATACCAATACGTAGACGATTCAGCGTCCGTCCGACCCGTCCATGTAACGCCGTCTGGACTCGTCATGACATGATACGTACTACCGCTGCCACCGACTGCGACGAACTGTGTTCCGGACCAGGCCACAGAGTTCCATTGTGTACCTGTATCAGCTGCAGTCTGTCCGGTCCACGTGATTCCGTCTGGACTCGTCATGACACGGTACGTACTCCCATCATTACCGACCGCGACGAGTTGTGTTCCTGACCAGCATACAGAAATCCAAATCGTAGACGAGTCAGCGTCCGTCTGACCCGTCCATGTGATTCCGTCAGGACTCTTCATAACATGGTACGTGCTGGCAAAATACGTGCCACCGACCGCTATTACATTACTCACGACCGTGTTGCTCGTCACGACCGTGTTGCTCGTCACGACCGTGTTGCTCGTCACGACCGTGTTGCTCGTCACGACCGTGTTGCTCGTCACGACCGTGTTGCTTCCCCCAGTTCCAAAAATAGAAAGAACGTTCGAATTCGTCGTCAGATTGTACATCGTATTCGGAATCTTGGCTGACACGAGATCCACTTGACTTACGTTGTGTACCGGAGACTGAAGAAACAACGTGTACGAGTTTCCTGAAGGGTACAGTGACGTGTCCCTCTGTCTGGAATCGACGTACAACGTCGTCTCCATCTACATAAAACGGAGATTAAATAGCTGTCCGTTGGACGGCGGCCTTCCCCTACGGGGAAGGACTTAAAACCAACATTAAAAGAAACGTTAGGAATGGTGCAGTATTGGCTCGATCGAGCCCGTATCAATGAAGGTCCAACTGACGTCACTGTCGTACCTGTGAGTTTCTTGGTGACGACCGAGGCTTACACAGACCAGCTTGCCAGTATCATCGCGCCCGAGGATGAGATTGTCTACGGTGCAGAGGGCGCCAAAAATGAGTGGATCTTTGAGATCAAGCCCGGTGACGTGTTTCCTGTACAGATCATCGCATCGATTCAGGCGACTTTGGATGCGTCCAAGTTTGACGCCATGATGTTCCCGATCGTATACCGTGGAAGCCCCGTGCTCGAGAAGCGTATGTACCGTAAGTCCGGAGGTGAGAATGTCCAACAGGCGTCCATGCCAATCTTTAATCTAAACCCACCACCCGTACCTGAAGCATGAAGGAGAGTATAAAACTCGTGGCGACGAGGGTTTGGCACGCTCTCGGACCTGGTTTTTCGGAGCGCGTGTACCACAACGCCATGGAGGTTGGACTACGGCGTCTCGGTGTTCCGTATCAGACTGAGCGAATCGTTCCAATCATGTTTGACGATCATGCAATTGGAAACATTCGTGCAGATTTGGTTGTCGACTCGCGCATCATCGTCGAGCTGAAATCGGTCAAGGCGCTCAAAGATGAACACCGTGTTCAGACGCGCATGTACATGAAGCTCTTGGGTCTTCCTGAGGCTGTGCTCATCAACTTTCCTAATGCTGGGAACGAGCTTGAGATAGAAGACGTGCCTGGCCTATCGAGTACCCATTCTTGAGGTAGTTTTTGATATTCTTGATCACCTTCGTCTCTTTTGGTGTACGAGGCTTGATCTCCGTCGGCTTACCGGTGAGCAGAAATTTCAGCATTTTTAAGTGTCTAGAATTTTCTTGAGAGCCGGCCATAGCTTAAGGTCATGTCCAGTGTACTCCCGGAGGATATAAGCCTTGACAGCCTCGCGCATTTCCTTGTCGGGGTGTTCAGCCAGTGCATCCAGGTAGTCCAAACGATCTCCCCCCCAGAGCTCATCCACCTGCGCCTTGAGACGTTCCTCGGCACTCGGGATGGACTTTCTAATCTCCATACACTGCTTGTAAAGCTCGTCATTCTCCTTCTTCGTCTCGTCAGAGTAAACCTGTAACGGAGCTCCAAGGTTCTTATCAACAGGCTCCACGCCCAATTTGGGCTCCTCGGTCGTACAGAACTCATTCTGCTTTGGTGTGTCTGGCATCTTGCGAGTAGGCTTGGGAAACGAAGGATCCTCGGTGGGCTCGGTATTCGTTCGATACCATGTCTTGAGTGCATCAATAATTGGACTTTTATCTACAGGGTCCTCCACGAGGTCTGGAATGTCTTCGCCGTCGTCGGGCAAGTAGCCCAAATGGGCCAGGACCTCACGAGCAAGATTTTCAGATTCAATCTTTATGGTCAGGGTCGCCATTTTAGTTAAAATGGTACACCACTTTAACTAAAACCAAACAGCGTTACTGAAGTAAATGTTTACGCCAGAGATGAAGCGTGCTACTGCGGCTGTCGTCCGGGACAAGGATACGAAGATGTCGTATCGAGTAATGTCATTTTTCTATTACCTTGCCATTCGTGCATGCGAGGTTATCGACTGGTGGTTTCCGACCGAGTACGAGAAACTCCAGCGTAAGCGTGCCAAGGCGTACCTCAAGGACGATCCGAGCATCCCCGAGGGTGCAACGGTCGAGGTTGACCCAAAGACGGGCATAGCCATTCCCGAAAAGACGGACTAGGCCGTCTTTTTCTTTGAAGTCCTGTATCGATCGCAAATTTCGATCTCAGGAAATTCAACTTTACATTCCGCAATTGCTCTGCATCTTTGAATGAATGTTTTAGGATCGTAACACCCCTTCATGAGATTGCAATGAGTACAACAAGGGACACAATTATCTTGCGTGTAACCTTGACTTGAATCAAGTCTATCTATTCCGTTTAGAACCTTATCTAAGTCTAGGTAGTTACAATATGTACATGGAGTTGTTATACATTTGTACGCTTGTTCGTCGGTTAGTTCCCATTCGATATTTCTTCTTCCTGCATTTTCCTTTACTGCTATAATTTTACCAGAAACACATAGTCTACGCCTGTCGTTTACTTTCTTTTTATACGCTTCTCTGTTTGTTTCTAATTGTTTTTTAGTCCATTTCTTAGAGCTTTCTCTTGTTCTTGTTTTAACATGTTCGATGTTATCTTCTCTCCATTTTTTCATACGTTCTATAGTTTCGGGTTTTGTCAACTGTTTATTGGCTTTATTTCTACACGTGGCGCATAACTTACACTCACGGTTGTTAGAATTTAAAAAATTTTCGATAGGTTGGGGTTTTCTTTTACATCCTGAACATAGTTTGAAACCACCCTTCTCTTTGTTGTTTAAAGTACGAGTATTCGATTTTATTCTACATTTTAAGCATGTTTTACATTCTTTACCCTTTTCATTAATAAAAACTTCTATGGGCTGGGGTAGACGGACACAACTCGAACATTTTTTAAAAAATGACATCCTGGGATGGAAGTATATTACACCCGAATATTTTTATTTGGGCTGGTAATAATCAGCATGTGGGAATCCACTGCCACCCAAGGTCAGCAGTGATCTTCTTCCAAATGAGATCGTGTTTGTACAGCTTCTCTTTGGATTTGAGGAGCGGAAAGCACGGGAGGTATTCATCCTCGCCGAGAAGTTCGCAGAATTTGTACAGGACGTAAGAGTAGCTCAAAAAGTTTTTACGATTTTCAGGACAATGTTTCTCAAAAGGCTTTTGAATCTGACCAAACATGAGTCGAAGGCGGTCTTCTAGGGCTTGAGGCATGGTTGGTGGTTTCACCCCGTTGAGAATCGTTGTGATGTAGGGTGCGTGTTCGTAGTATTTATTCATGTGAATCTTTTTCAGCATTTCGCGAACCTTGCGATGGGTCAAGTCTGATTTGTCTTTGATGCGCTGCTTCTTCACCTCGAGCTGAAGCTGATCGATGAGATCCTGTGGGACGCTCGTGTACTCTTTCGCCTGAAATTGGTTGACCCATTCGTTGAAATGGTTCTCCCGACGGTACGAATACACGACGTGGCGTTCCATGTCCTGCTCTTCCTTGAACCCCACCTCTTGACATTGCACGTAGTCTGTCATCCCGCACTTGAGACAGATCATGTCGCTCGTAATGTCGTCGAGCGTATGATCCATCGACCCACAGCCTTTGCATTTGGGAACGTACCCCGGATTCTTCTTCTGCATCGGCGTCAAGTGATTTCCCTCCACGGTCGACATGTACTTTTCGTAGACGTCCTTCTTCTTCCCGCCAGCCGCCTCAAATTCCATCAATAAAGGAATACACTCCGCCATGTAGTCGTACATTTCTTGTTCGGCGTCTTTGTCCCCTTTAGATATTCGTTTTTGGAACTCGACGATTCGTTCTTGATAGCGCCCTTCCATTCTAAATAATATATTCAATTCTTTTAGTTATGTGGGTTCTCAGCTTCATCGAACGATTCAGACCGAAGAATTTTCAGGTTCATCAGATGTTCAAACACGACGGTGACGAATTGGTCCCAGTCGACAAATTCAACAAAGGAGAACACGGACACGTCGATTACTACTTCGGGGGTCAGTTGTACACACACCTCGGACGTTGGCCGATAAAGAATATAAAACCCCGCTTTTCGATTCCGGTACACAGTGCAATCTTCATCAACGACGAAGATCGTAAACCCGTCGTGTGCACCGACGTCGTCAGGCGTCATTCAGGACCGACATTGTCACCGGTTTCATTCGACGAGTATGCTCCTCGTCCGCATTTTACAATTTCATTCACAGGAGGGTTTCGCATCTCCATGGGAATCAAATGGGTCCGAGTCAAGAAAGTTTCAGGTGTTATTCACGTCCAGAACGTCCTCGGTCAGATGACAAAGATTGTCGTTTAGTGCCATTTGTTCATCATCTTCTTCCAAAGGTCGGCAAGTACTTCACGTTCCGGTGAGTTTGGCGGAAGACTGTTCCACACCTCACCAATCTCATCTTGAAGATCCCAAGCAAGGTTGGCGTCATCCTTCTCCAGGCAAAAGTTGATTGTGGCGACGAGTTGTTCGTAGGTCATCATTTCCGTTGTTGAAGAATGGTCTGGTACCTTTAGTCCACCTTCGGTGCCAAGTAAAATTTGAGCTCGCCGAGATTCGCCACCGTGTACCGGAACACGATGGGCATATTTTCATCTTCGTCGTGCTGCATCAGCTGGACGCTCGAACACAGACTCGTTGCCCGAGTAAACATGTTGATGTACTTGAGCGAAAAGATGTTCCCAAGCGGCTTGTCCATTCCGGGCTCGACACACTCGATGACCGTCTTTTGGTTTGCAAATCCACCCTCACACTCGAGCTCCAGAGTCTTCTTCTTTCGTGTGATTCGAATATCCTGCGCCAAATTGTGCATGTCGCGGGTCACACGCTGGAAATCGACGCTCGGAATGGTCGTCAGGACGTTCATCTCAATCTCAGGGACGGAGAGTTCGTCGTCGTTAATGTCGAGCAACTTGAAGTCGAACGACGTTGACGACTTTTTGGCTGCATTCTCGATATGAATATGCAGCAGGTACGAATCGTCGATCGACATGCTCAGTGTGTCTGTGTTCGTCACCGACTTGAGCAGCTTGTACGTGTTTGCGACATTGAGTCCTGCTGTATGCTCTCGGTCACAATGGTACTCTTCGAAATTCTCGGCAGGCATGACGAGGTGAACGAGCGTCACGCGTGCCGTGTCCAGAGTGACAACCATGAGCCCCTCTGGACGAAACACGAGGTTGACATCGTTGATGATGTCCTTGAGCACCTCAAAGACGGTACGAAAGGCGCTCGCCTGTATCGTCTTGAGACGAACCATAGTCAAACTACGCACGCTTACTTTATACCCTTCTGGTACGCGTCAGTCACTTTGCGGTTAATCTTCTCCTCGAGCTCACGTGTCATTTGTGGTGCCAGGGGCATGTTAAAATGATCAATGTCAAAGAAATTACCCGCCTCATTCTCGTGCGTGTCATCGAGCGAAGCGCCTGGGAGAACAGTCTGATCAAATTCCTCGACACGCTCCTCGGGTTTCATGGATTCGATCCATTTGCGAACGTCGTTACCGACGAGCAGGTGACCATCGTTCGTCACGAGCGTCGGTACGCGTGTAATCTGTCTGGACGGCACGCCTTGAGTAGACACGTTGTGAAATCGAATCACATGGATCAGCGATGGATTTTCTCGAATTTCCTGAATCACCTGAGAACAATAGGGACACTTGTCACTGTAGACCAGGGTGGCCATTACTACTACCAGACTTTTTGTACCCAGGAAGTCGACGCAGAACTTTCCGTGGAAAGGACTTTTTTCTCGTCTGTTAATAATATGAAGGACTTTGTCGTCTTCCTCCTTCTGGCAATTTTGGGATTTTTGCTGTGGAACCGTGGGGTACTTGCACGCGGTGAGGGGTTTACCAACGTCAGCGACAAGAAGCCCGTGGCTCCGGCAACCATTCAGAGCATCATCAACGCCATTCAGGCCAAGAACCCCGACGTGTACCCGGTCCAGACCATCTACGTCAACTCCATGGAGGGTGATCAGGGGTCGGCGCTTTATGAAGCCCGCATCATGTTCGTGAATACTCGTGGGTACTTTGGTGTCCAGTACGACATCAAGGCGGACGGTGACGGCAACATCATCGAGCTGTCCGAGCAGCCCCAGCCTGGCGTCGGTGCCGCTGACGTGTTTGAGCCGTTCGGTCCCAGTGACGATTACTCGACGTTCGAGGATACACAGGCTGTGCTGGACAAACAGTTTGCGGATCTGAAGACCCAGGTCCCAGGCTACCAGACCAAGCTGGACATCTGGCTCGAGCAGATGCGCCAGGAAAACAAGGCGAATGCGAACGCCGCGGCGCAGACGGGCACGGTTGTTTCTAAGCGGTAATTAGGAAATGATATCAGCACAAAATCTTGCTGAACGCGAGCGTAAACGGCTCGAGGTCCGCAAGGCGACGTACAAAGCCATTCTCGAACAGCTCTGTCGCAAGATCAAGTCTGCGTCAGAACTTGGAGAACGTTCGCTTTTTCTGACGATTCCACCATTTACTATCGGATACCCAGCGTACGACCTCGATAAAGCAACAGAGTACATTCAGCGTCAGTTGGATCGTCTGGGGTACAAGGTGATCAAGGTGGCACAGGGTACACTTGGTGTCAGTTGGGGGGACACGAAACCAAAGGGACCTGTCATCATTGATCATTCCGAGGAGACACGGAGTATTGCTCTGCCTTCGCTCGCCAATTTACACAAGACGGCTGCGAAATTGCGTGGAAAAAATTAAACCAGTTAACATCAATGGATTCGACAGCCATCCTCGTCGAGGCTGAACGCAAATTTATGATCAAGCTGTGCAACGCCATGACTCCAGTGATGATCGATGCTTTTTACGACATGTACAAGAAGGCGATCGAGGTATCCAAGGGTCGTCAGACGCTGATTCACTACCAGACGCTGCTCCAGGAGGTGCCTCACTGGAACAACACGATCGTGAAGCAGCACGCCGACGCCATCATCAAGTCATGTGCCATGTTCCCCAACCTGCTCGCCGCCGTGTTCGTCATTTCGGTCAAGATCATGTCCGCTGTGCGTATTTCGACCGACTCGAAGAAGATTAACATCAAGCTACCATCGAACGACGTGTTCGTCCACTCGTGCTACATCGCCGCGGCCAAGAGCCTCTATGAGGATCCGTACGTCGTCGTGGACAAAATGTCAGACCAGGATCGTCGCGCAAAGATGGCGCATCGATTCAACGAACTGATCAAGGAGGTGGTCGACGATTTCATTCCGGTACAGCAGATCCTCGACACGTACATTCCCAATTTTACGGGTGGAGACCTCGACATGGGCGGTGCGAACCAAGACCCAACAGATCCAGCGGACCCCGAGACGAACGAGGAGGAGACAACACCCGTGACACCGTTGCCCGAAGGCGCAGAGGGAGCACCGGCAGAAGCAGGAACTCCCGCACCCGACGCAGAGGCTGTTCCTGGTACACCAGCACCGAATGCTGAGCCAGGTACGCCTGCAGCCCCAGAACCCGGTACGCCAGCGGCACCTGAGGGTCCTACCAAGCAGGTCCCAGTCAAAGTGCACCACGAGACGCTGTTCGATGACGCTCCCGATAAATAAAGTCCTTTCCGCGCAGCGGAAAGTCCGCCGACGAACGGACAATCAAGTCGCTCCGCGACTTGAAGTAAAAATGTTAAATAATATCAGATGGCTGATCACTACTTCCGTGAGCCGATGAGCGCTGCTCTGATTGCAGCCGCAGCGACGATTGCCTACATCCACGTCAGAGCGTCTCTGAACAACGAAAAGGCGCTTCCAAACTCGTCATACTTTAAACCGGCATTCCTCGTCGGTCTCCTCGTGTACATCATCGTCCATCAAGGGCACGGACACCAGGAATCGATATCAACCACACCTTTTAGGGCTTAAAGCAATTAATATACAATTTGTCAATGGCGACCACCACCAACGCGTTTAATGACATGATGCAGCAGTTTCTTGACGAGCTTGTTCTCACGTTTCCGGATGAGAAGAAGCTGGTAAAGTACCAGAATACGTTCATCCTTCTTCGCAAGGCGAATCCCAAGAAGCCGATGAAGGAGTTTATGGAGACGGTCGGTCCGTTTGCGAATCACCTGATGCAGAAGGATGAGGAGTTTTTCAAGACGCATGCGTCCGAGGTGCCGTTCCTGAACGACCTGGATATTCCTCGTCTGTGGGGCTCCGATCTGTCCGAGACGACGAAGAATGCAATCTGGCAGTACCTTCAGACGCTGTACATTCTTGGTACGACGATCACTGCTCTTCCAGCGGACACGCTGAACATGATCGAGTCTGTGGCTCAGAAGTGTGCCAGTCAGCTCCAGGATACGGCAACGGCTCCCGACGGTACCATTGACGAGGCGGCTCTGATGAACAGCATGAATGGTCTGATGTCGTCTCTGCTCAAGGGTGGTAAGGGACCTCTTGTGTGAAAAAAAGTATACGCATACTAGAAGATGACGATCGACCTACGCCAACTCATTGCCAAAGATGAGCTCCTCGATTTCTGGCCCACGTCTCGTCAGACGGCGGAGGAGCGAGTCCTCGCCACGACTCGTTTCATCCTGTACGCCGTCGTGCTCACGTATCTGATTCGTCGCGATGCACGCATCGTTGCGCTAGGTGCTCTCGTCATTGCTGCTCTTTATGTGCTCTACACCATGAACATGATTCCAGACGGAAAGAGAGCCGTGACATCGGGTCCAAAAGTGATCAACGGCCTTCGTATGCCCACGCGCGACAATCCCATGGCAAACTATCTGCTCGGTGACGACCCGAGTTATTCGCTCCAGGCACCATGGTACCCGACGATGAAGGAGGAGGTTCAGAACGAATGGAACGCGATCCATCCGTTCGAGCGCAAGCGTGACGCCGAGCGCAACTTTTACACGACGGCGGTTTCCACGTGGCCAAACGACCAGGCAGCGTTCACGAACGCCGCTTTCGGCAAGCCGTTCGAGCCGATGTGCCGTGACGATCCTTCAAAATGCAACCCCGACGGTCCATACGCTCGTGGTCCAGAGCGCGTGCAGCTCCGTGGCGGTAACGGACGATAGGCAACGGGTTCCACCCGTTGAATAAAAATATCCTGTACAAGTAATAATGCCGAGCAGCGTGCTTCAGCCCGGACTCCTCATGGTCGAGGATGGAATGTACTACGGTCCTAAGAATACCAACTACGTCGATATCGTCATGACGGACGACGCTCTGCGTTCCCAAACGACGTCCCGCAACAACAAGTACTACGCCGACAAGCCATATGACTTCCCAGAACTGTACATTGAGAAGCCCGAGAATCGCTTCATGCCATGGGACCCAGCGAGCACGTACGCGATGTATCAGTCAATGTCCTACGCGAAGCGTTACCCTACAGACAAACAGTAAGTGGTGGAAAAAATATCAGATAACTAATAGATGGACCCCTTCAGTCTTGCCGCCGTTGTCGGACTGGTTTTTGCCGGAAAGAAACTCAGCGACGTCAAGGAGGAGCAGGCAGTCATGCCGTCACAGCCAGACCAGATTACAAAATTCGATCTCGTCCAGTACAAGTTTGCTCAGCAGGATCCCCCGATCGATCCTCTGAATCTCGAGCCGAACACGGGACGTGGTTTCTCAGGCGGGTTCCGTCTTCCACCGAAAGACATTGCCCCGAGTTTTGCAGAGGTTGTTCCGAACGGCACGCGTTTCCCGTTCGGCCAGCCCGTGTACCAGACGGACGGAAGTCGCGAGCCTGTGACGAACAAGATGAACAACGTCACGCCAACCGACAAGAAGTACGTCGGACGCGGTCTCGGTCTCGATCCGAACGTTCCAGCGTCCGGGGGTTTCCAGCAGTTTTTCCGCATTCTGCCCAATAACATGAACGAGGAGCGTCTGACCAACCTCGCAGGAAACTGGGGCGGTCCGGCCAATCCTATCGTCAAGAACGGCCTCACGACCATGGGTGCCATTTCTCACCCAGCCAAGCTGTCCAAGACGACGTCAGATTACAAGCCGATGCAGACACGTGGTCAGGGTCAGGGTGGTGCCATTACCGGTTTCGAGGGTCGTCCAGATTTCCAAAAGACGCGCCGGACGACGAATCGCCAGGAGACGGGTCTGCGCAAGGATGGTCTCGAGATGGGTCCTGCACAGTACATGGTCTACGAGCACTATGGCTCTGCATACAATGATCCAGCACGTTGGTCGAAGAATCGCATCAACCCCGACCGTGCAGGAAATCCAGGTTGTATGAACGTTCGTGCCGATCCAGTCGGTGCTGTCGGCGCCAACACGAATACACGCCTCGAGGCTGGTGCGCTCCCGGTTCGTCCAGCTGACGCAAGCCGTGGATCTCGCTACATTCCGAACCAGTACGACAAGCTCAACGTGTTCAAGGGTCAGAAGGATCCACGGACGGATCGCCTCAATCTGGCGAACAACGTCCTTCAGAATAATCCATTTGCACACTCGTTCACCGCGAAGGCTCAGTCGGTTAATTAAACTCACGTTATTGTAATGCAGATCTGGAAGTGGCTTTTGGTCATTGGCCTTTTGTTCCTGATCACGTACGAACCATCTCGTGGTGGGGGAAAGCTGATGAATTTTTTTACGAACGACTCAGTAGGAGGGAATGAATTCCCCGCGAGACCAGCCATGTCGGGAGAGGCACAAAAGTATAGCGATACCGGTGACGACGATTAACAATAAGCAGTACATGCTCATCGTTCACGATCGTCGGTACCAAGAATGGACGTTCGTCACCGGCGGGTGTCGACGTCGCGAGGTGATTAATCCTCTGCGATGTGCCGTTCGAGAACTCGAGGAGGAGACTCGAGGCACGATCAATCTGAAACGAGGTGCCTACTCGTACTTTCAATTTTCGACCAAATACAAAGGTCCGGGTGATTCCGAAGCGGACATCGAAGACGATGTCACCAGCATTTACCACGTCTACGTCATCGACCTGCCTATGACGGCTCGCGAGCACACGTACATCGTTCGGCGATTCAACGAGGAGAAATCCAAAATGGAGAATCGCCAGACGTATTTTCGTAAAAATTACGACGAAAATGACAAGGTGGAATTTGATACGCTCGAAGGAATCACAGCTCGTGAAAACCTATGGGACATGATACGTACACACGTCATCTCAAACCCAGATTTTCACGCAGCTCTTTCCTCAACCCAGCGAACGAATTTTTACTTTCGTTCGTAAAATTTGAACACCTGAAAATATTGACACTCAGCAGGAATGACCAAGTCGAAGCGTATGTTCGCCGAGATGCTTGTTCAGGTTCGAGGCCACGGTGATCCCGACGAGATTGCAAAGACCATGTCACTCGTCGACATCATCTATGAAATGAAAAAGGAGGAGCTGAAGAAGGAGGAGAAGGAGGCGGAGCCTCCTTCGACAGGGCCTCCGCCGAAGGAAGAGGAGGCGAAGCCTCCTTCGACAGAGGAACCAGAAGTCATTGTGAAAATCAAAGACTTTTGGAGCCGGTTGACACACGATTCAGACTCGGATTAAATTAAGATGAAGAGTTGTTTGAAAGCAGGACCAAAAAACAAGAGGTGTGTACGCGCCTCGAACAAAAAGGTGTTCAATCTGCCTCGGAAGTTTACGAAACTCCAGTGTCTCCTCGGACCCATCAGAGGGTTTACGATGCGAGCGAGCTGTGCGCCGTATAAAAAGAAATGACACTGTTTAGCTATGGATAAATGGGCGACAGACAAGGGCCCAGGGACCCACGTCCTCATGGATGGTGGAATTCTTCAAGTTCCGTACGAACAACTTGACGAATTTTACGTAGAGTGTGTACACTCGATTCGACTCGGCAAAAAGATTTACGTCGTGGAACAAAAGACGGACGTGTTCAAGTTTTTCGTTGACCTCGATTACAAGGGGCCCAAAGCGCTTCCAGATGACGTCATCCTCGAACTCGCGACGACGATGCATTCTGTGGTTCAAAAAGGTCGGTGTGTCATCGCACGCGCCGAACCTCGACAGGTGGACTCTCAAGTGAAGACCGGTGTTCACATCCATTGGCCCGACGTGTTTGTGACCAAGTCGGAGGCGCTCGCTCTTCGGACACGAATCCTCCTCGAATTGCCCGATGACCCAGAATGGAGTCAACGCATCGACGCGAGCGTCTACGGTGGTTCCGGTCTTCGGATGCTCTGGTCCCATAAACGTGAAAAAGGTGTCGATTCCAGTCCATACTTTCCGTGGCGAGATCTCGAAGGGCACGTTTTCGATCGTACACCGAGTCCCGAAACGCTCAAGCTTTTTGCGGTCCGGACGAATCAGGTGTCCAAAGAAGCGGTCAACGTCGAGATTACATGCGCCCCGCTCGAACGATTCATACGCAAGTACATGAAAGGCCAAGAGTTGGCCAAAGTCAGACGAGTGATGCGCAAGGGGAACGACCGCATCATCGTCCAGACGGATTCCAAGTACTGTGAACGGATCCAGGGCGAACACAAGTCGAATCACGTTTGGTTTGGTATCACGCGTGGTAAGATTTGTCAGATGTGTCACGACGACGATTGTAAGGAGGCCAAATTTGTCGGACGGGAGCATATTCTTTCTCCGAGTATAGTAGCCGAGTTACGCAGCAATGTTGCTGTGGATAATTCTACTTATGTGTCTATTTGTGATCTTGTTCCCGACTTTTGGTGGCAAGAGGAGTCGGTTTCTCAGGGAGGTGCATCCGTACTCAGGACTCGACCCTCGAACCTGGGAAATGCTTCAAAAAAACCTGGGGGAGTTCGAAAACCAACAAGCAAGTCTCGAGCAAAGGGCTGGGGGTCTGTATCGAGCGATTGAAGATGTTCGCAACCTCGCTTTGTTCATTCGGCGAGCGGACGATCATGAACACCAGGAAAAGCTCGAATCTATTGCTCTACAGATGGGCGTCGAAGGCGAAACGACGTTATTTGAAATCGCCCATAAAAACGGTCTCTATTTCTTTCCAAAGTACTTAAACGATTTAGCCCCTGAAGATACAGAGCCCGATGTCAACAGAACCGGAGCAGCCATCAACGGGCACTTCCCCGACCCCAGAAGTCACGGTCAGTAGGCGCACGCGTTCCGGTCGCATCGTCAAGGCGCCTGAGCGTTACGTGCCCCAGGAGGTGTGCGAGGATGATTACGCCGACGATGATTACGACACCGAAGAGTCTGGAACCGTTTCATCCGAGGTATCCTATGACACGGAGGATATCTCGAGTGAGAGTGATGCCGACGAAGAGGGAAATCTCGCCGGATTCGTCGTCGAAGATAAAACGAGCAGTGACTCAGAGAGTAATGGATCGGATGTTCGATCCGGGTCAGACGAGACCGACGTTTCCAGTGATGGAGAGCGTCGACCCTCGCGCCCAGCAGCAGGTCGTGGACGAGGTCGAGGCCGAGGAGCCCCCACAGCACGACGCACGCTCGTACTATGATCCGGGTCCCCGTATTTTCCACGCTCAGAATCAGTCGGTTGATATGCTTGATAAAATTTCAAAAGAGACGATAATTCTTGTTTTTGCTGCGTTTTTCATTGGGCTGCTGCTGGGGAAGTCGCTGACGCCGGTGATTCTGAAGCACTAGTTTTTCCGATGAACGGTATCGTCGGTGATGTCAGACTCGGAATATACTGACCGGCGTCCGGTGTGAACGGCGCTCCCTTCACGTCTATTCCACCGACCATTGCGACGTTTGACGTGGCTGTCGGTACCGGTGGAAGCGTGTTGCCTTCGGTCGACACGTTACTCTCGAAACCATAGGCGTACATTTTCGCCGACCCTCCATCAGACTCGTGTGGTACGAAATCACCATACATTACGTTTGATGAAGGATCGCCCTGGATAAAGTTCAGGATCGGATTTCCAGCCTGGAGTTGAAAATCGAGTCCAGCCATGTCTTTATAGACCTGTGTCTGGCTGTCAACCTGGACGACGTTGCTTGTCGAATCGACATACGGAAGATTGTTCGACGTCGACACGGTGTTTCCGACGTTTTCGGTGAATGGCGGTTGTGTGTTTTCATCACGCGGAGGAGCATACCCCTCTCTGCGTGCTGAAAGGACCATTATGGTCAAAATGAGTACTACGAGTGCTACCCACAACGACCAATGGATTTTCGGCATTCTAGTATTACGTTACTTTTTTTTTCAAATCAGGCCAGGTGCAGCACTTCCGGCACCGACGGGCTCAGAAGCTGGACCGGCGTCAATCTGCACGGCAGGCGCCTTGGCACGCTCCTCCTCCTGCTGGACGCGACGACGCTCAATCTCGGCTGCGATACGCTCGTCGGCAATCTTCACCAGCTCGGGCATCTCCTTGTCTGGAAACTCCTTCTGGAGCTCGTCGATGAGCTCGGCTGGGTGAGGAATCGGTGGTACGTCTGGGCGCGAGTAGTACTTGGAGTTCTCATCCCCGGGCTCGATGTATGGCGTTGCTGAACCCTCGATGGGCTTGGCCATCATGTCACGCTTACGCTTCTCGAACATCGCCGCAGCCTGACGCTGATTCTCACGGTACTTGGTCATAATCTCCTCCAGCTTCTCATTCTGGTAGTGGACATTATCGATCTGGTCACGGTTCGGAGGAATCAGGAGCCACTTGTACATGTCGACGACGTAAATGTCGACGAGGGCATCCTCCTTCTGCAGACGCTTGGCGTGACTCTCAGCCTCATCCTTGGTGGCGAAACACCCCCGAATCTTCAGACCCAGCTGCTCATTCTTCTGGGGCATATCGGGGCCGACGATGGAAATCAGAGCAAAAAGCTGTCCTGGCACCGTCAGGTAATCCTGCTCGAGCGAACCCATTTAAAACTACAAAGCACAACCTTTTTAAGTTCTAATGGATCAACTCCGTAAACGTCACAACCAAGTGAAGCGGGACCTCATTAAACAATGGGTCAAACCAGATTCGTATGTGCTCGATTGTGGATGCGGTCGCGGCGGTGACTGGCACAAATGGAAATCTGTTCGAGCCCGGGTCGCTGCGATCGATCCAGACGAAGCGTCTCTCGCCGAGGCGGAGGAACGCGCCCTCGATCTCGGATTCGGGGTGTGGTTTCTCGGTCCCGGTGACATTCGCCAGGCGGCGTTTGCCGGTCCGTACGACGTCGTGTGTTACAACTTTTCTCTCCAGTACATTGTCGGTGAACACTTCGAACAGAGCATCAAGGCTATCAAACTCGCGGTGAAACCAGGTGGTCTCCTCATCGGCATTGTCCCCGAAAAGAGTCTCATCGAAGGCGCAAAAAGCCCAGACGCCCTCGGAAACACGTTCGAAATCCACGGTGACAAAGTGCTCATGAGTTTGACGGAGGGTCCGTTTTACGCAGACGGGCCAAAATACGAACCTCTTTTGGACGGCGGGGCCCTTCGTCAGGCCCTTGAACCGGAATTTCGATGCGTCATGTGGGGACCTATCGCACCGGAAACGACAGGACTCGTGACGGACATTTACGCACAGTTTGTTTTTCTACGCCTAGATCAGTAGATGGCGGCCGGAGTCATCCAGACGGGCTTGCTCGTCGTTGGTCTCATAGCGGCGGCCTGGACCAGTCGACGAGAACATCCTCTCATGATGGAGATTCGACGCAGGTACGACGTGTTGCTCGCCCACCTCAGAGACACTGAAGCTATCGATCCGCGATTCACGCGCCTCAGGCGACGATGTATTCTCACCGGAATTCATGGGTCTCGAATGAACAAGGGAACTATAGGCTACAACGTCAATAAAGGCTACGAGATTTACATCTGCCTGGACAAGGAGGATGTAAACTCGGCGATGAACGTCCTTATTCATGAACTGGCCCACGTCACAGTCGATGAGTATGACCACTCACCTGATTTCTGGGCGTCGTTCAAGGATCTCAAGGCGCTATGCAAAACAATCGGCATTTATACACCCATCGAAGGGTCAGTCGAGTACTGCGGCATTATGATTCAGGACTGAGTCGCCTGGTCTCGATTCGAGACCAGTTTTTTTCTTATACTATTGTAAATGTCTGGTGGTATCGTTCAGCTCGTTGCAACTGGCGCTCAGGACGCCTGGCTGACTGGTAAGCCGGAGGTTTCGTTCTATCGTTCCAGCTACAAACGTTACACCCACTATGCACGCTCGTTTGAGCGCCAGCTGATCCAGGGTAACCCCTCGGCTGGTAACATCTCTACGATCCGTTTTGAAAAGAAGGGTGACCTGATCAACGTCATCTACCTGATTGCCAAGGATCCAACTGGCTCTGTGATTCCAAATATCAACTGGACCAATGTCATTGACAAGATCGAGCTGCTCATCGGTGGTCAGATTGTTGACACTCAGGATATCACGTGGATGACGAGCGTTGAGCCCATCACTGGCGCTCAGAACTACTCTCAGCGTTTCCTGAATCACAACACAGGTATAACAAACATCACGGCTGGTTTCCTGCCACTCAAGTTTTTCTTCTGCAAGGACTGGAACGTGTCTCTGCCCATGGTGGCGCTCCAGTACCACGACGTCGAACTCCGCATCACATGGAGCTCGAACCTGAACACACAGACCCTCTCTGTGTTCAACGGCACGACGACGGCGTCCCTCGCGTACTCCACGTTTCAGTACGAGGCCTGGACCAACTTCGTGTACCTGGACCAGGCGGAGCGTGAGTACTTTGCCAACACACCGATGGACATTCTGTTTACCCAGGTGACCCGCATCCCGATCGGCACGAACAACATGCAGGAGCTGGCCCTGGCTCACCCCGTCAAATTTCTCGCGTTCCAGTCCAACAACTACACGACCGCGTACAGTCTTGCGACGACGAACATCCCCCCTGTCAACTACCAATTCAAGACCCAGATCAACGGCGTGGACGTTGGCGATTCTCGTTCGATGCTTCAGTGGATCGACGTTCCCCAGTACTACTTCACGCCTTACGGCTACAACCACGGACACGGTTCGTCTGCTGCAACAGCAAATGTTGCTCTGATTTCCTACTGTCTGGACACGTCAAAGCTTCAGCCGACGGGTACGCTGAACTTTTCACGCATCGATACTTACCGTATCGTAGCACCTGCCGGCGTCTCTCTGAGCACACTGGCTGGCGCCACGGGTCGCTACTTCTACGCCGTCAACTACAACGTCCTGCGCATCAAGGATGGAATGGCAGGCGCTCTCTACAGCAACTGAGACCATTTTTTAACCAATGTGGTTTGGGTCTTTTTTACTGAAACTAAAAAGTCTACTTCTTCGGTGGTGGCTTGATAAACTTGTGAAGAATGAAAAAAACGACAGCTGCGATGAATGCAGTGGCGAGCATGCCCGTCGCTGACAGATCACCGGCGTCGGTCATAAATTTAGGAATCAGATCCGCCAATTTGTTCTGAACTGGCTTGGAGAATGCAGCGACGGCGGCGATGCCGGCGACGGCTGCATTCAGCTGGTCATCAGTCAGACCAAATGGGTTCTTTGACGAAGGGGCGGGGCCGGCGGACGCGTTGTCCAGGCTCAGTGCCACCACCTTGTTGTTCTGTGGGTTTCTGTACGGGCCTCCGCCGCCGCCCATGGGGCTATCGAAATCGGCGCTCGGGACGACGTCCGAGATTGGTGTCGAGAAATCCATTTCTATCTGGGGAGGTTTTATTTCGGCTTTAAATAACTCGGGTTGGTCGATCGTACGCGTCTGGAACGACGGCTGAAGTTCCGCCGGCGGACCAAACGAACTCTGCTGCTGCACGGGGGGCTGTTCAGGCTTCGTATCCACCTGGGGAATGTACTGCAGAATGTCGCTCGATCCGTTGAAATCGAGATTCTCGATAATCATTTCTATTTGTTTACTTGAAATCTTTTACGAGTCGGTAGCGCGGGTGTCCGAAAAAATCTCGCCTTTGGACCCAGGTGCCACGTGTATCCGTACCCCTTTTTGATTGTCGGATCGAGACGGACCCATTTTTTCGTGTTTGGATTCCAAGCTTCAACCCAAACGTGATCGAAACCGGGTTTGTAAGCGAGCACCATGCGAGACCGTATACCCATGTATTTGAGAACGGCGTGAAGTCCCTGTGCAAATTCGGAACATCTTCCGTACTTGTACCGGAAAAACTCACCCGGTGTCTTGAACCGTCTGTATCTCTTCACGGTTCCGTCTGGACACGTGTACGTCTCGACGCGTGTTCTCTGATTCCATCGAGGTCGTCGAACGTAATCACCACACGGACACTTGACGGGATGAAAGAATGTGAAACGTTTCGGGAACGCTTCCGTCACGGCTCGAACCCGTCGACTCCACGATCCTTTCGTTTTCATGACGGTCGCAAGCACCTTGGGCGGCCTCGAAATGTGAGCCGCCCGGGCACGCGCTTTGACACGTTCGACAAACACACCCATGCTATACACTCAGACCTTTTTCACGGTGACACCCGGACGCCGTGACGTCACTGGAGTGCCTACCGTCGTCAGAGGCGTCGTCACGTGCCGTGGGTTGTAATTCTTCTGGTGGTACTGCCAGAGAGCGTCCGATCCGATGCGGAACCCTTTACGGATCGGCGCCTTGTAATAGTAGACGCAATCCTCGATCCGGTTCGATTTGCTCGTGTTGTCCAAAACGAGACACTCGTAATTTTCGGTACAGGCGTTCATCACCTGGCAAAACATGTCGAACGTCGGGAAGACACCAAAAAACGCCTTGTACAGACGCTCGCGATTCTGAATCACATTCTCACGAAGCACGAACACGTAATCGACGTTGGCGCGCAAGTCGGGGCTGAGATCCATGCAGTACTGCATCGTCAACATGAAAAACAACTTCCAGTGGCGTCCGTTCATGAAACACTGTCTGATGCACGTGTCCTTCATGAACGCCTTGTCGTACATGCAATCGTCCATGAGCAAAAAGGCGCTCGACGGTTTCCCGGCACCCACGAGTCTTCGCTGGCGCTCGAGAATCTTTTCGATCGCGTCGCGGTTATAATCGCCGTAAATGAACAGGTCCGGGACGAATTGTTTGTAGTAATGGTTACCATCCTCCGTGCCTGACATGACGATGCCGACGGGCAAGTGGCGCTTGTGATACATGATGTCCGTCACGAGCGTTGACTTGCCTGTGCCGCGTTTGCCGATGAAAACGCAAACCTTGTCGTCGCCAATTTTGCTCGGATCAAACTTTTTCAGTTGCAAATTGGTCATTTCCTAGTGGTGTACTGGATTTTTTCCGCACGCGAAAGACGCGGTGGATGTTTTCTTGGGGTAGAGTAGATGTCAGCACAGATTTTGCTGGCTGGACATGGTCCAGAAGATCAATGGTTGACAGAACAACCAAACAGAACATACTTTGAAGCCAAGTACCAAACACGAACGAATCGGTCCCGTGAAACGTACGAGATTCCGTTTGACAATCAGGTGACGTTCAATTCCACTGGTCGGTGTACCATTCCACCCAAAGGGGACTACATGACCCGTCTGACTCTACGTGCTGTCATGCCACCCATTTACCCGACGGTCCCCGGTCAGTACGTGTACCCGACACCGTCGTCCGAAGTGGGTGCGACCGTCTACGTCAACAAGGCGCTCGATTTGGTGGTTGCAGACGGCGTGACGTTGACAGCAAACACGGTCGGGAACCACTACTTTTCCATCGGGGCTCAGGTGACTTTGGCCGGTACAGCCTACGTCATTTTCGACCTCGACGGCACGTACACGATCACGGGGATTCCGACGGCCAACTCGTTCACGTGTTCGACGACCCTCGCAGGCATCTCGTACAACGGAACCGTCTCGAGTCCAGGGATCCAATGCGGTGACATCATCAGCTACTTTTCGACGACCAACTCGAACCTCTGGGTCAACAATGTCACGAACAAGACGTGGCAGATTACAGGCGGGACGAACGTTGGGAACGTATGGACGTTCACGACGTCTGCACCTTCGAATTTACCAGTCGGAAGTCAGGTTGTCCTCAATTTACCTAATATGGGATATGTTAATTATACAACAAACACGACTGCATCGTCGGAAACGACATTTTCGTGTATCATTAATAAAATATCTGTAGCAGGTTCATATCTCGGAGGACACATTTTTTCCGAAGACGATGGAAAGACTTGGAATTATTGTAGTACTCAGTTGATTGCTAGTTGGAACAGTATTTCATATGCAGATAATGGAACAGTTGTCGCAGTCGGAGTAGACTTTTTAGTACGTGTTAATATTGGCGGTCAAGGTAGGCTAGCGTATTCAAATGACAGTGGAAAGACATGGACTTATACAAATTATCAACCTTTAGGGTTATGGACCGGAGTTGCATACGGTAACGGAACATTTGTCATGTGTGGAGTTCATGCACCGTGGGCATTCTCCCCAAACTACCCTCAGGCATATTCGCTTGATTACGGAAAAACATGGACGTTTGTTGATATTCCATCCTTTAACGCTTGGAACAGCGTTGCCTTTGGAAATAATACGTTCGTGTTAGTTGGAGCATCCGGCGGCGGGGCATATTCAACCGATAACGGTCTCACATGGACTCTTAGTACTACAGGTCTGTATGCATGGTCCGTTACATTCGGAAACGGTGTTTTTGTGACGGTTGGGAACAATAATCAGGCGTATTCGATCGATAATGGACAGACGTGGACTCTTGTTAGTCATCCGTTATCGGGAGGAGGTTGGTATGGCGTAGCGTTTGGAAACAACACGTTCGTGATGGTTGGAGATTTAGGTCAAGCGTATTCGACCGACAATGGACAGACATGGACTCTTGTCAGTAGTCCGTTAATGGCAAATTGGTATGGCATTACATTTGGAACTGACACGTTCATGATTGTCGGAGATTTAGGTCAAGCGTATTCGATCGATAACGGACATACATGGACGTTCGTCAGTGAACCATTTACAGGTATATGGTCTTGCATTGCTTCTCAACGCAATTTAAATTATTCAGATTCACCGTCAAATTCAGTTTCACTCATCGTCCCGCCTCTACAGTTGTTGAACCGAACGTTTTCGTCGAACGTTTACCCTTCAATCTCGTTCGCTAACGCCGCGGACGCCGCGTTTTGGGGTTTCGAATCGCGCGAAGGACTCACGTACACGTTTCCAGCGACGCCTCCATGGACGTACACGCAGTCAGGATGGATCTCAGGCTTTTTGCCCCCGAGTACGTCGACCTACGACGATTCGGTCGCACATAAATTGTGTAAGGAGGTTCGTCTCCTCGTCGGTAAACAGACCATCAAGGAGTACTCGGGTGAGTACATCGAACTCCAGAACGATCTCTTGGTCCCGTACGAAAACAAGGCGATCCTCAAACTCATGAACGGGACGCTCGACCAGACCCAAGCGACGGTCGCTCGGGAGTACTACGTCAATTTACCTTTGGGGACCAAAGAGGTACCTTTGTGCGCTCTGACCCACCAGAACATGAGCGTCGAGGTCGATTTCGATTCGTACATGAACGTGTCCCAGAACTTGAACGCCGGTACAGGGGACTTTCTGGACGCCAAATCGTACACGACGTACGACGCCTCGACCGGTCTTTTAGGTGGACAACCGGTCAACGTTCAGACGACATTTTCGTACCAACAGTACATTTTCATCGTCACGTATGGTGGTCAATTTCTCATCTTCGACACGACGAAAAACGTCGATGACCCGGCATCGTACATTGTCCTCTCAGCCTTTTCGGGGTCGAATCTGTTCAAACAATTTTGTGTGCTTTCAGGCAACTTGTACATAGGGTTGGCCGACGGACAACTCCTTCGGGGAATCATTACCGAACTGATACAGGGAAACACTTCATCCCTTGAAATCAATAGTTACACACCAACGATCGGATCTTTGACCGGGACCATGATCGCAGACTTCAGGTACGTATACTACACGGTGAGTAACACGGCATCTTCGAATGTGTTCATGACCAAGTACGACACGACAGGAACTTTTACGAGCACGAGCAGTTACAGGACGGTCGATTTCACATTGAATTTCAATTCGAATGTCACGGGTGTCTACCAGACTCTTACGACGGGTACAGAACTCGTGTTACTTCCACAGGGAACGCCCGGTAAACTGTACACATACCAACTCAACGCGAACGTCCAGAGTCAATGGTACGTACTTGATTATTCTTCGTATGGAACTCAAATAACAGAAGGTGTTCTTGTAAAAGATTCAATTTACTTTATATGCGATCCAATAGGTATTTTAAAATATTCGAATTCGAATTTTGATGTATATGTATATGGGGATGTTTTTGTGACTACATCTATTTTTACGGCAAAATACTCTTTGGACAACGGTAAAACATGGCATATTTCTAGTTCAAGTATTTTAGCATATCCCGACAGTTGGGGGGAGCCTATTTACGCAAATGAAACGTTATTTGTAATGTCTGTTTTGGGGAAATTTGCATATTCTACAGATAGTGGATTTACATGGCACGTTAAACAAACGAATTTTATAGATTCTATTGTAGCACCTAAATTAGCCTTTGGAAACGATACGTTAGTAGCTGTCGGGGATAGTGGTCAGGTGTATTCGAACGATAATGGACAGACATGGAATTATGCTTCGTCCCCTCTTCCAGGGCCTTGGTATGACGTTGCATTTGGAAACGACACATTCGTGATGATCGGATATAACACCAGCCTCATAGCGTATTCAGCTGATAATGGACGAACCTGGCAATACTCTGACACACAACTTCCTATAAATTGGCGTGCTGTGGGGTTTGGAAACGACACTTTCGTAGTGTTTGGAGGAGAATACGGATATTACTCTAATTATGCATATTCAACCGATAACGGACGAACGTGGACCTTATCGGTTTCTACTCTATACATTGGTACCGCAGGAAACATAATATTTGAAAATAACATATTTGTTATAGCAGGTCAGTTTAATCTAGCATATTCAAATGACGGAAAAACATGGACAGAATCCACCACTCCGATAGTCGGTGGAGTTGGTCTTGCATTTGGAAATGGTATATTTTTATTATCTGGAGTTGATGAATATGGAGTTTTTAAAGAAGCATTTTCAAATGACGGAAAAACATGGATTGATATGCATCCTTCTGAACTTATAGCGTATCTTACGGCAGCAACAACTTTTCATATATCCGGTGGTGTGCTCAAAAATCTCATCGCCGTTGGTACTTCCATTTACGCGTCGACAAACAATGTCGCGGTCCGAATCGACACGACCAAGGACCTTTCAACCGCTGCAGCCTACTCGTTCCCCGCACCCCTGCCCACCAATCAGTACGTCTTTGCCAACGGACCCCGGTACGTCTATATGTTTGCTCAAGGGGACAACACAGCAAAGAACATCGTCGAGTACGATCCGTACGGGCCGGATCAGACGTTCAAGGCGAGTATCCTCGTCGATTACGAGTCCCTACCCAAGGGCACCAAAAAACCGGACAAGGCGCTCCTCGGACTGATCCAGACCCAAAAGGTGACTGACATGACCCAAATGAACATCAAGGGCCCCGTCAAGGAATTATGGGTCACGGGCGCTTCGGACTCTGCCAATGTGTTCCAGTACTCGAATCTGGCGACGCAGAGTACACTCGAACTCGCCAACGAGCCGATAGTGACTGAAGATGTCGGGACACGCACGTTCCTGAGTACCATTCAGCCTTTCGAGACACATACGTCCATGCCGATCCGGAATTTTTCGGTAGTGCCATTCGAATTCGATCCGGAGAGTCCCGTCCCGAACGGAACGGTCAACTTTTCACGTATCCGGGACCAGATTTTCGATGGCGACGCAGAGACGGTTTGGGCCCGCAGTTACAATCTGCTTGCGATTCAGGGCGGAATCGGCAATTTAATGTATAATTAGATACTAGAATGGACATTTACAAGCCGGTGTACCCCGGCTTGTACTATTTCGACACATTCACCTTCACGACACTGGGGACGTCGGGACACAGAGGACCCGATTCGTCCAAGGGGTACGCCAACGCACCGTGGCGTGAAGGTGATTTTTCAATCGTCGACGGTCAACAGAAATGGACGGTTCCAACCACGGGAAAGTACCGGATCGAGGCTGCAGGCGCGTACGGCGCGACGCCCGGTCGAGTCGTTTCAGGCGAGGTGAACCTCAACGAAGGTCAAGTGATCACGATGCTCGTCGGTCAACAACCCAACCCGCTGACTGCGAATGTCGTGGACAACGTGACGGTCGGTGGCGGCGGCGGAACGTTCATTTCAACCGATGAAAAACTTTTGATGGTGGCGAGCGGTGGTGACGGTGGTTCGTATTCGTCTGGGGGTGAATGGAGTTTACCAGTACCGATTACGGTAGGTGTCGTAGCGTCTTTTATGAATGACTCTGGAACGAGAATGGCTGTAGCTTCACAAATTGCCGGTACGTTAATGGATTTTAACGGGTCGACATGGGTTTCAAGTGTTTCATTTCCAGGTGAAATTATTGGGTATTTTTCAGATTCTGATATTTATACGTATTATCAAACCAGTAGTACTAATTTGAGGATCAAAGAATACACGTATCCGAACACGTTCGTAAAGTCCACTGACATAGTTTTGCCCGTAGCAGTGACGGCTTTTTTACTTGATTTTTCGCGAGATGGTCAAACCTTTTTGGCGTGCAACGACAGTCTGCAGCAATCCGCAGTCTACAGGCGTGAGAACGGTACATGGACTTATAAAACAACTGTAAGTGGACAAACATCGACGGGTTTGGATTTCCTTGGTCCCATGAGTGCAGACGGAAACAGAATCGTCACACAAATTTACAGTTCCCCAGACACGTTTATGCGTGTGTATGATTACCCATGGACGTCATACACGGATTACCTCGTGTATGATCTCATAAATCACGGGTCTATATCCCCCGACGGAACATTCTATGTTACATTCGGTAACGTTTATTCGCTAAACACCGGAGCTGTTGTTACGTCGCTTCCCGGTGATACACTTTCGTACCAGGGGTACACACGAATCAGTGGAGATAATAAAACTATTTTCAAAGGAATATCTGGAGCCTATCTTTCAATTATCGACTATTCTACACCAACTCCCGTGATAACTAAAACATATCAAGCAACAACTTTTTTAGACTTTTATGTTTCACCTCTCGTCAACCAAGACGGTACCATATTTGCAACTACGGATATTCTCAACAAAGTTGACGTCTACTACAAAAGTTTCGTATCTCAACCTGGAATATTTCTACCATCCGGTACCGGTTTAGGAATTTCAGGATCCGGATATCTTACGGATGGTCAAGTTTCGAATCCGTACTTTAATTTTCTGAAGCCACAGGCGTACGTCGACGGTGGATTCGGAAACATGTATTGGTACGGCCACAAAGACGAAGGTGGATTTGGTGGTGGTCAATCCCCTTTAAACAAAACAAATCAAATAACAAGTCTCACCTGTAATTCCCCGCAGACGATTGTAACTTCGAGTAACATAGGACCACTTGGTTTAAACAAAGATGGAACGGTTCTGTATTTTGGAACGATTTTACCATTAGGTGTTGATACTATAAAATACGGGAATACATATCGGTACGTGTATACGTCCGGATCCTGGAACTTGGATTTTTCGTATTCGGGCGATTCTTCTGGTTTTTCATACAATACACAAATAGCAAACTTGTCTGTGAGTGATGACGGAAACACATGCGTTGTCTCAATGGCATATGCAGAAAGTCCAACCAACTTAGACATCACCATTATTCAAGGGACGAACACGAGTCAACGTACGGGGACAACTGGAAAAGTATCGAAAGATGGTTCGACGATCGTGTACACAGACACATCGAATCTCTACGTCAATGACCAAAAAATCACTGTTCTGCCACCGGGAACGTTCATTTCGATGTTCGATCTGAGTTCGGATGGAAAAGCGATTGCTGTGAGTAGTGGGTTCCAAAACAAATTTTTCGTGACACGTTATCCATGGACGACGTATGAGATCATAAGCACCGGACCATATGCGGGGGCATCATTGTTGAGTATATCACCGGATGGTACTACTGTTTTTACTGTCAACCGAGACGTGACACAAAATGAATCCATTCAGGTGTATCAAGGATCTTCAAACGTTGCTTCGTCTGACTTTACAGTTCGATGGGTCGATACGTTAACGTCGTGTTATGATGGAACCGTTTTTGCAGGATTCATTCCCAAGGTGATACAGAGTCAGAATGCAGACCATCAAGTCTATTTTTTCAAGTACGGAACGGATACTCTGAATCAGACAGAAACCAAACCGTCCCTGGGTATGTTTTTTGCCATTTCATCAGACGGAAACGCGTTCGTTTCATCAAACACAACGGCGATACGAATGTACACAAAACAAAATGTCGCTACGTCGACACAAAATAACCATGGATTTCCACATAATTACAAAGTAAAATTTGACTTGACATCAAACTACAACGGAACACATGACATCACTGTGACATCAGCAAACACATTCACGTTCCAGGCTTTCGGAGGACCGACAGAAACCACGGGAAAAGTTTTTGGAACAACTTATGGTATTTCGGGCGGCGGAGGGTACACGGGAAGTCCGGGCGACGGCGTTTCCGGTGCAACCTGTTACGCGGATCCGACGGTGACTCTTACGGACCTCGGAGCGGGTTCGAATTCCGCGGGCTACGTGACGATTTCGTTGATCGATCCTCCACCTCTTAAACAGACGTGGTCGTGGTCCCCAAACTTCGTAGATACGACCCTTCGTGGACCTTGGCAAGGTGTAAATTGGTCCGACGAACTTCAACAATTTTTGTCATTCAGTGGAACATCGGAAGACGGTATCAAATGGAATGACGCATCAACTCTTTTAGGACTCTTTACAGGAAGATATCCATCAAATCCAGTGTACTGTACTTCGTTTTCCCCGACTCTTGGGATATATGTTGGTATAGGATATGATTTTACAGTTCTCCAATTATTTTTCAAATATTCCTATGATAAAGTAAACTGGATAAATTCATACCAATTAAACAGTTCGGGGTTTAAAGTCATATGGGTACCTGAATTTAATTTATTTATCGCCACGACACAATACCAGGCGTATTCTTCATCAGATGGAATAAATTGGACAATACGTTATATAGCATCCGGGCTTTCGTCATTCAATCAGACCCTTGTTTACGCTTCGTCGATTCATAGAATCGTTACAAACATTGCTTACACCGATGACGGGATAAGCTGGACACCATATTCGATTCCGTATTATATCTATTCTATTTCATGGTCTCCTTCGTTGTCACGGTTTATTGCTACAACGTCGTTAAATTCGTGTCAATACTCGAGTGACGGAATCACATGGAGCTCAACCGGTGTTGATTTACCTTCGGCATCTTGGGGACCGACTATTTGGTCGAGTCAAAATTCATTATTCAGTATTTTGAGTTCAACACAATCTGCATATTCGAGCGACGGAATCCACTGGCGTGTTACGGGTCATGAAACAATTACTATTCGTGATATCGCATTTTCTCCTACGAGCGGAGTTTACGTCGCCGCAGGTGAATTGTCCGAAGGGTATCTCGTTTCAATAGGAGGTATTTACTGGGTTAAACCTGTTCCAGTTGAGCCTATAACACGAGTCGCAGCATGGGCTCCAGATAAAGGCATCATTCTTATGAGTGATATTTCGTCGTATAAATCGAGTGACGGTATAAAATGGACGCTCGCGGCGACGAAAGAATTTTTGAATATCATTTACTCGGACGGACTTGGAATGTTTGTCTGTACAGAATTCCCACAGGGGAATGTTTATTATTCATACGATGGGTCGAATTTTGTAGATTCAAATTTTACATTTTCAGCGGAGATGTATGTCATAAAACGAATCACTTGGTCAAGAGAACTTGGAATGTTTTCGGGTAAAGCGTACTCCAGGGATGGAATAAATTGGACTTTTTCTTCGATAGACGCTTCGAGTGTCGCATGGTGTCCGGAGCAAGCGCGTTTTGTGGCACTTGCAAATACAGGAGGCAATAACCCTACATCAACGGATTCTTATTATTCTTCAGATGGTATAAATTGGACGCATGGTTCTAATTTAGGGACGATATATGGAATCGCTACACAGATGGCATGGTCTCCGACGCTCCGTAGATTCGTAGTGGCATGTGGAATATATAACCCTAGTCCATTCGTCCCTTCGAGTTATGTGATATTATACTCGAATGACGGTATCAACTGGTCACAGTCAATTTCAACAGACGGTTTTCCAACTGCGATGTTTTGGATACCGGAGTTACAAATTTTTATGACTTCAGGTCTTTACTCGTATGACGGAATTAACTGGAATAATATATCAATTCCTGTCTTTCTTCCAACCGTTTGGACACCGGAATTGAATAAGATTGTGTGTGAGGCAGGTTACTCGGAAGTAACTAAAACTTTTTAATTTGCTTGCAGAATAGTAGATGTCGGTAGGACAGTTTCTACTGACTGTCCGGGGTCAGGATGACCGCTGGTTATCCATGGCCCCGGACAGGACGTATTTCGAAGGGAAGTATCAGTCCAAGGTGAATAGATCTCGCGAAACGTTCGAGATTCCGTTCGACAACCAGGTGACGTTCGGGTCGACGGGTCGGTGTACCATCCCGCCCAAAGGGGACTATATGACCCGTCTGACGCTTCGAACGGTTCTGCCACCCATCTACCCGACGGTCCCCGGTCAGTACGTGTACCCGACACCGTCGTCCGAGGTGGGCGCTACGGTCTACGTCAACAAAGTGCTTGACTTGGTGGTTGCAGACGGCGTGACGTTGACAGCAAACACGGTCGGAAACCATTACTTTTCGATCGGGGCTCAGGTGACGCTGGCCGGTACAGCCTATGTCATTTTCGACCTCGACGGGACGTATACGATCACGGGCATTCCGACGGCCAACTCGTTCACGTGTTCCACGGTCCTCGCAGGCATCTCATACAACGGAACCGTCTCGAGTCCGGGAATACAATGTGGTGATATCATCAGTTACTTTTCGACGACCAACTCGAACCTGTGGGTGAACAACGTCACGAACAAGACGTGGCAGATTACGGGCGGGACGGTCGTAGGAACGACCGTGACGTTCACGACGTCGGCACCTTCAAACTTTCCCGTTGGCTCGCAAGTCGTACTGAATTTACCGAGTTCAGGGTATTTAAATGAAACAGTCATCGTGACAGGTTCGACTGACACAACATTCACTTGCGAGATCGGCGGCCGATTTATAGCCGTAGATAGCATAAATTTACAAAACGCGTATTCAACTGATAATGGAATCACATGGACTTCTGTATCGGGTAATAATGAACGCAAAGTAACTTTCGGAAATAATACATTCGTTGCTGTAGGTACAGATGTTCAATCTTATTCTATTGATAACGGTATTACATGGACTCCCGTAGCTTCACCCCTTTCAGGACAATGGAATGGTGTTGCGTATGGAAACGGAGTTTTCGTCATGGTTGGGCAGAATAAACAAGCTTATTCGACTGATGACGGTCTTTCGTGGACATATGTTGCTTCTCCTCTTTCAGGAAATTGGAGTTGTGTTGCATACGGAAACGGAATTTTCGTCATGGCCCGGCCGGGTAGTCAAGCGTACTCGATTGATTATGGTCTTTCGTGGACGTATGTTGCTTCTCCTCTTATGGGACTTTGGAATAGTATTGTATACGGAAACGGGGTTTTTGTCATGGTGGGCGTCGACGGAACTCAAGCTTATTCGAATGATGACGGTCTTTCATGGACTTATGTAGCTTCTCTCCTCTCGGGGGCTTGGACTTGTGTTGCGTACGGAAATGGAATTTTCGTCGCAGGGGGAAGTACTACACAGTATTACCCTGGAGATACGGGGTTGAGAGCTCGTTCAACTGATAACGGTCTCACATGGACTCTTGTTGACTCTGTATATTTAACGCAATGGAGCGGTGTAACGTTTGGAAATGATACATTTGTTATGGTCGGAGGAGAGGTAAACGTTGGTACCACAGAAAGTTTTACGTATTCTAGCGATGGAAATTCTTGGAATGCTTCAGAAACGTTTTTGTTAGGTTATTGGAACGGGGTAGCGTTTGGAAACTTTTCGTATGTTAATTCTCTTTCAGATTCAGTTTCGCTCGTCGTCCCGCCTCTTCAGTTGACGAATCGTGTTTTTTCATCGAATGCGTACCCATCGATCTCGTTCGCCAACGCCGCGGACGCCGCGTTCTGGGGTTTCGATTCGCGCGAAGGACTCACGTATGCCTTACCGGCGACGCCGCCCTGGACGTACACACAGTCGGGGTGGATTTCAGGTTTTTTGCCCCCGAGTACCTCGACGTACGACGACTCGGTCGCACACAAGTTGTGTAAGGAGGTTCGTCTCCTCGTCGGTAAACAGACCATCAAAGAGTACTCGGGCGAGTACATCGAACTCCAAAACGATCTTCTGGTCCCGTACGAAAACAAGGCGATCCTCAAGTTGATGAACGGGACGCTCGACCAAACACAAGCGACCGTCGCCCGCGAGTACTACGTCAATTTACCCCTCGGGACCAAAGAGGTGCCTCTGTGTGCCCTGACCCACCAGAACATGAGCGTCGAGGTTGATTTCGATTCGTACCTGAACGTGTCCCAAAATTTGAATCAGGGAACCGGGGACTTTTTGGACGCCAAATCGTACACGACGTACGATGCATCGACCGGTCTTTTGGGTGGACAACCGGTCAACGTCCAGACGACCTTTTCGTACCAACAGTACATTTTCATCGTCACGTATGGTGGTCAATTCATCATTTTCGACACGACGAAAAACGTCGACGACCCGGCGTCGTACATCGTCTTGTCAGCCTTTTCGGGATCGAATCTGTTCAAACAATTTTGCGTCCTTTCAGGCAACTTGTACATAGGACTTTCAAACGGTACTCTCGCCCGTATGGTCGTTTCAGAAGTTATTCAAGGAAACATTTCATCCTTCTTACTCAACAATTACACACCGACGATAGGATCTTTGACCGGGACGATCGTCGCTGATTTCAGATATGTGTACTACACGGTGAGTAACACGGCGTCTTCGAACGTGTTCATGACCAGGTACGACACGACAGGAAATTTTACGAACCCGAGCAGTTACACGACGGTCGATTTCACGTTGAATTTCAATTCGAACGTCACCGGAGTTTATCAGACTCTTTCGACTGGTACTGAACTTGTCCTCCTTCCTCAAGGAACACCCGGAAGTCTGTATACGTATCAACTGAATGCAAACGTTCAGAGTCAATGGTACATTCTCGATTATTCATCATACGGAAATTTGATAACAGAGGGTGTCCTTATTGGAAATTCTGTATATTTTGTTTGTGACAATTTTAACATAATCAAATATCAAAATAACACGCTTGAATTATTTAACACAGGTTCTTCATTTGTCATAACAGGTTACGGAATACAGGCTTACTCGACAACCGGAACTATATGGAAAACAGTAGACAATCCACTTCCAGGTGTATGGTATAGTGTTGCTTATGGAAATGGAGTTTTCGTCATGGTCGGTGCAGCATTTGGTGCACTTCAAGCCTATTCAACTGATAACGGTCTTTCATGGACGAATGTTACAAATCCATTACCAGGATCTTGGTTTGATGTAGCATTTGGAAATGGTGTGTTTGTTATGGTTGGAGTAGATTCCCAGGCTTATTCAACTGATAATGGTCTTTCGTGGACAAATGTTACGAGTCCGTTATCAGGGTATTGGTCAGGTATCACGTATGCAAATGGAATATTTGTTATGGTTGGCGGCAATGTACAAGCTACGTCGACAGATGGTTTAACATGGACAATGGTTAATTCTCCTCTTTATGGAAATTGGATTGACGTCGCATACGGAAATGGTGTACTTGTAACGTCTGGTTATTATAGAATAGCTTATTCAACTGATAACGGACTTTCGTGGAATGAAGTTACGTCAGTCGTTGCTACGTCTTCAGGCTGGTATGGAGTTGCTTACGGAAACGGAACATTTATTGTCGTGAGTGCTATGGACCAAACACAAGCCTATTCAACTGACAATGGTATGACATGGAATTTTCCCCCTGGAAGTATTTCCGTGAACGGACAAGATGTCGTATTTACAAATGGAATTTTTTATATGGTTGGTGCTAATAACCAGTCATACTCAACTGATAACGGACTTACGTGGACTTTAGTAACATCCCCTATAACTGGAAGTTTTCAGGGTATATCCGCGAGTTCTTCAAGAGTTTCCATTCCCGGTGACAGACTTCGAAATCTTTTGGCTGTCGGAAATTCCATTTACGCGTCGACGAACAACGTCGCGGTCAAAATCGACACGACCAAGGACCTTTCGACTGCCGCAGCCTACTCGTTCCCGGCGCCTTTACCTATTAACCAATACGTCTTCGCCAACGGACCTCGGTACGTGTACATGTTCGCCCAAGGGGACAACACAGCCACGAACATCGTCGAGTACGATCCGTACGGACCGGATCAGACGTTCAAGGCGAGTATTTTGGTTGACTACGAGTCCCTGCCACCAGAAGTCCCCAAGCCCGACAAGGCGCTCCTCGGACTGATCCAGACCCAAAAGGTGACTGACATGACCCAGATGAACATCAAGGGCCCCGTCAAAGAATTGTGGATCACGGGCGCTTCGGATTCTGCCAATGTGTTCCAGTACTCGAATCTGGCGACGCAGAGTACGCTCAACTTTAACGGCGAAGGCATCATCACCAACGACGTCGGGACACACACGTTCCTGAACACGATCCAGCCGTTCGAGACACACACGTCCATGCCGATCCGTAATGTTTCTGTGGTGCCCTTCGAGTTTGATCCGGAGAGCGCCGTCCCGAACGGCACGATCAACTTCTCGCGCATCCGAGACCAGGTTTTGTCTGCAAACGCAGCAACCGTATGGGCACGCAATTACAACCTCTTGTCGTTCCAAGGCGGAATCGGCGGACTTATTTTCAACTCGTAAAGTAGAGGAGATGCCTGCACCACCGGCGCAGTTTGCCCACCAGGTGACCCGTCTCCAGTTTCCAAAAGATGTTCACTTTGGCGATGACATTTCGATTTGGATCGCCAAAGTGGGTGACGTCGCGCTCGGCAACATGTACCTCCGGGTCGATTGGCCAGTCGCCAGTCCAGTCGACGATTCAGCCGGTACGCGTATGGTCGAATTCGTCGAACTCCGGTACGAAAACAACTTGCTCGAGCGCCACTACGGCGAGTCCCTCGAACTCATGAACGACCTTTCAGTCACGACGGGGAAGCAACAGGTTCTGACGCAACTGATCGGTAAGGGCCTGACGAGCAATCTGGCATCGTACTACGTACGCATGCCGTTTCGACTCAATTTGCCCCTGTGCGCGCTCAAGAAACCGCCCGTGTTTCGAATCAAGTTTCGGGCGTGTCAAGAGTTTTCAACTTTGAACTGGACAGACCCGATCAACGCGAATCTGTTTGTCGATTACGTCTACGTGACCAAAGCCGAGCGGGACTATTTCAAGACGGCCAAGATCGATTATTTGACACATACGATCCAACGTCTTCAATTTACAGCCGGTGCTGGGATAACGAAATCGACGTTTCTGACCGAATTCACGCGACCGGTCAAGGAGCTGTACTGGGTCATTCAGACGGATGGATCAGCCGCCTACGATTATACGAACCTCGGAGCCGAACAGCTCGTTTCGCTTCGCCTGCAATTCAACGGCACGGACGTCATCACACCGGACGTCGGAACGCCCATGTTCCTTCGGACGATCCAGGGGCTCGAGAATCACACGCGCGTTCCTGACCGTTCATTCTACTCATACACGTTCGCGCTCGATCCCGAACATCCGACGCAGCCTACAGGATCCGTGAACATGTCTTCGTTGACACGTCAGCTTCACACGCTCGAACTGACGCCGTGTGCTTTTTCACGGCAGGTTCGCGTCTACGCCGTGACGCACAACGTCGTTCGGATCGCAGACGGAAACGCCGTGTCCGTTTTCGATCCCGTGCAAGAAGGCGGTACCGAAATTCTGTCGTAATGGTAGATGGACGTGTACAAGCCGGTGTATCCCGGCTTGTACTACTTTGACACATTCACCTTCACGACACTTGGGACGTCGGGACACTTGGGTCCTGATTCGTCCAAGGGGTACGCCAACGCACCGTGGCGTGACGGTGATTTTTCAATCGTCGACGGTCAACAGAAATGGACGGTTCCAACCACGGGAACGTACCGTATCGAGGCTGCAGGCGCGTACGGCGCGACGCCCGGTCGAGTCGTTTCAGGCGAGGTGGACTTGAACGAAGGTCAAGTGCTCACGATGCTCGTGGGCCAACAACCCAACCCACTGACTGCGAACGTCGTCGACAACGTGACGGTCGGTGGTGGCGGTGGGACGTTCGTGACGGTCGAAGGGACGCCTTTGATCGTCGCGAGCGGAGGAGATGGTGGAGCGTATTCGTCAGGGTACAATAAAACCACTTCATACACGGACACTTTAAACAATGTATTTCTAGGATTTTCCATGTCTTCAGATGGAACACGGATTCCATCAATTAACGTGAATTTAAACACATTTGTATTTGAAATAGGAATATTTAGTTATGTTTCAGGTGTATGGTCATTCGATAATCTTTTTGTGGGACAAGAAACGCCTAAAATTTCTGGGAATGGGAATACTGTAATTTGTACGGACCCGTATACTTTAAATTCAAACATACGGGTATTCGAATATATAGTTTCTATATGGACGAATACCCATAACATTCCAAGTCCTTTTCCATCTCAGACTGGTTTTGGTCAGAGTTTTGATATTTCGTATGACGGAAAAACGATGGTTGTCGGATCATACAACGGTGGTCTAGGATGGGTTGGTGTATACACGAAAAATGAAGATTTGACATGGAGCGAACCGTTCGTATTCACACCAACAAGTACGAATAATTTTGGTTCCGTCGTCGCGATGAGCGGAAATGGAATGTTTGCTTGTGTGGCCGCTGGTGATGGTGTATGGGTGTATACACGGTCAGGTAATACATGGGAAAACCCACAACAAGTGACAACATTCAGTGGTTCAACAGTTCAAAGTTTGGGTATTTCGTATGACGGAACAATAGTGATGGAAGATACTTTTCCAAGAAATACAGTTCGTTTGTACAAAAACTTTTCATTTTCGAAAGAAATTTCATATGTAGTCGTTTCTCAACCCCCTTCCATTCAAATGTCCTCCGATGGTTCGACCATTCTTTTTGCAACACACAATGAAACATATGTATATAAAGGGCCAAACTGGGACACACAAGAGACTGTATCAACAACTACGAATCAGTTGACGAGCCTAGCGCCTCGTACTGCAATGAATGCAAATGGTTCTCGTGTCATGAACTGCGTTTTGAGTTTATCATCTCCTTCTATTGATCTTTATGATTTTATTCCTGGTGGTTCACCAGGTTCGTTTCTTCCACAAGGAACGGGTATAGGAATTGAAAGCGCTGGTTATCTCACTGACGGACAGGTTACAGATCCTTATTTCAAATTCTTGAGACCACAGGCGTACGTTGACGGTGGTTTCGGAAATCAGTATCAGTATGGAGTTCAGAGCGAAGGAGGATTCGGTGGCGGACAATCTCCTCTCAATCTACGAACGAGTTTAACATCAATCACTGGATACAAACAAATTCGACCGAGTATTAATCTGAATTTGACAAATCAAGTATATGCTATTGCACTAAGTGCAGACGGAAACACATTTTTGGTATCTATAGATGTAAGTACAAACGTATATGTTTATTCAACTAATCAATGGACGAGTAGTACAGTTGATACAAGAGTAGACAACGGAATAAACGGTGTATCAATTTCTTCCGATGGCACTGTATGGCTTGTCGGAAGTAGTATATGGAGAAACGGTACATTTGAACAAGCGCTTTTACCATCTGCAAATGGTGCATGGCTTAGACCCAACAGAAGATTTCACTGTTACTTGAATGCGTTGACACCTGATGGAAATACTGCTGTTGTTTCAACCAGCACAGGTGTATGTTATGTTTTCAGGTATTCGAACGGAACGTGGGATTCTGGAACAAATTTGCCTTTTGGTGAACCTGTTTCTACTTGTACCGTTAGTACTGCTATTTCTGCAGACGGGACAAAGGTTGTTTTCGGCAGGTGGGCGACGACCGGTGTTATGGCTATAAACCTGTACACGTTTGCAAACGGTTCGTGGACGAGTACACGAATTTATGAAACTACAAGTGACTCAATTATAAATTTAAGCATGAACAGTGACGGAAGTGAAATCGTATTCAGTACATTCAATGTATCTTATAAATATACTAACGGTACATTGTCGTCTTTATCTGAAGATATCGCAGCGACGTTACTTTTTTCGAGAACCAATCCGAATAACTACGCATACACATATCTTGACAGTGTGTATGCACCGTTCGTACCTTTGGATGTAAAAGTTCAGTTAAATTTTCAAAATTATCTTCTTTCTTTTGGATCGAGTATACTCGCTGTGTGTGACTCGTGGGACTCGGGTAACAAAGCCATCGTGTTCGTTGACATGTACAATCCGACGACGACGTGTACAGCAAACACGTCAGTTGATTATCATGGGTACCCTCACGATTACAAGGTACAAATCACAGGAACGAACTCATTCAACGGCACGTGGGACATCGTGACGACCAGTTCAAACACGTTTACGTTCCAAGCGTTCGGTGGACCGACGGAGACGTCCGGGTATGTATCCGGGACGACGACGGGCATTTCGGGCGGCGGAGGGTACACGGGAAGCGCGGGCGACGGCGTTTCCGGTGCAACCTGTTACGCGGATCCGATTGTGACTCTCACGGACCTCGGTGCAACGTCAAATGCAGCAGGGTATGTCAATGTGACCCTCGTGGACCCATCGCCTATAACATTCGAGACAAAGGCGATCAATCCTGTTGTTAAAAAGAATTACTCAAACAGAAATTTGCAAAGTATTATCTGGTCTCCGGAATTCGGGAAATACTTTGCGGTTTCGTCCCCGGTTGTTAACCCGGCCGTATCAGTTGTAGTTTATTCGACGAATCTTGAATCCTGGACTGGAACAGAATCACCACAGGGATCTCGGTCCATATGTTGGTCTCCCAAATTAAACTTATTTACCATCGGAATCGGCGTGAGTCGAGATGGTTTAACATGGACTGAAGGTGATGTTTCGAAAACATTCGATATTATCGTTTGGTGTGATTTTATGAACTGTTTTATAGGCTGGATTCGAGATGTTTATATAGCAACTTATTTATGGAAATCGGGCGATGGTCTGAATTGGACCGAGATGACAGATGGTCCTCTTTTAAACCACCAAGATTTAAATAAAATTTCTATTTCTGTAGGACCTGATTCTTTTGTTGTACTAAACGGAGTTGAAATTAATTATTATGTATGGCCGTTTGTATATACGTGGGGACCTGTATATACATTTGACGGTACAACATGGACAACTACTAACCTCACTGCCACAAGATCGGTGTATTACGATAATCAATTCGTTCTTTTTTTGACAGATTCCACATGTTACACGTCGACGGACGGTTTAACTTGGAATTACAAGAGTTCTTTTTCATTTGACCCAACGTATATACAAGACTGTATAATTTATGAGAATACGTTATACGTGTGTATTTCCGGAAGTGAAACATCTCCTCATTTTTTTTCGAGCCAAAATCTGTTAACGTGGACGCAAATTAACCCCATCGGAAGTGAAATAACAAATACTTTGTTAAAAGCTGTCGTGAATGTTAATTCCATTTTATTAGCAAGTACATATTACGGAAAAACTCTCGCTTCCGTCGATTTTCGTGTATGGGCTCCGTTGACGACAAGTCTGTTTCGTGGTTCAGAAATTTTATGGGCAACGCTATGTTTTTCACCCGAAACAGGGTATCTTGTAGCTTCAGGGAACACAAATCCAGAGGGTAAGACTGTTATTTATTATTCAAAAGATGCAGTCACATGGAAATCTGTTACATTGGACACAACAGTTCGAGATGTATTAGCATCAGCATGGATGCCGACAATTGGAAAATTCATATTTAACGAGTATTATCTCGTGGATCCACTTGATAATTGGTCGGTTTCGATAATTCCCGGGAAAATAAATCCAAGTCAATATAATTATTCCACATATGCATGGTCGCCGATCGGAAAAGTCTTAATATGCTCAAATGGAGATCAGACAAATGACGGATACAATTGGAGAAATGATCCTACGGTGAGTTGTGGTATTACTGTAGGATGGTTGTACCCTAGTACTATAATAGCAAATAATAACGGAAATATAACAACAAGCACGGATGCTGGTAAAACATGGATCACGACAAATTATTCAGCAGCAGGTGCCACGTTTGGAACATCGGGTACTTTATGTATAGTTTATTCGGGTTCTTTAATGACATCGACGGACGGTATCACGTGGACACCTGGTACAACTCCTGGTAATTTCGCTTTCGCTTTCTGTTTTGGAATTTTCTGGATAAGTTCGATTAAGATGTTTGCAGGTGTGTTTTCAACCGGAATAAGTGGTGATTTTTCTGTAGTTTCATTAACTTCTGATGGGAATAATTGGACGACAATTTATTCACTTACAGAAAATTATCTTCGAGCAGCTACGTGGTGTGAAAATATAAACACACTCGTCATTATTCCATATTCTGGAGATTATACACTGAACATTACGTTTTAAAGCATTCTAACACCGTACAGATTAATGGAGGACATCTTTTTGCCCGTCCTCGAGTCGAGCGTCGTGCTCGCAGCCCACTACGCCAAGGCGGCTGGTCGCGATTGTGTCACGGCTCAGGACATGTGTTACGGTCTCATGTACGCAGCACGTAATGTCACAGGCAGACAGATTGGTTCACTTTTCCCTGAGATTTACGAGAGCGGATCAGACGAAGAGGAAGAGGAAGAAGAAGACGAAGACGAAGAAGAGGAGGAGCAGTGGACCCGGTACGAGGGCACGGACAACGAACACGCCGTCAAGATGAATGAGTGCGCCGACACGTGGGACGAGTGGGAGCCGGAAACACCAGCAGAGCGTGCGTTGAAGCATGCAGTCAATAAAGCAATGGAACAGTATGTATGAACTGTTCGATGAAACGGACGAGGAAGAGGACGATGAGCTCGAACCCAGGGTCAAGTACTCGGTGATTCTCCAGAAGGAGGATTACGAGGATGACGACGACGAAGAGGATCCCTTGCCGTACGTGGACCTGGGTCCAGGCTACTACTTTTTTGACCAGGACCAATAATTTTCTTCATATAAAGTAAAATGTCCGGAATCGTATCAGCAGCAGCAGGCACCTTCGCCCCCTCCGTCTCCGCGGGTTTCTTCTTCGCGACCGCCATCGCGTGGATGGACGTGATCCGCTGGACCATCTCCCAGCTGGTGAACGTCGCCAAGAACGGCGGCAGCTACTACCTGATGAGCGCCATCTTCACCACGCTGCTGTCCGTCATCGTGCTCATGATCCTGAACCGTCTGCAGGGTGTGTCGTACTACGAGAAGAAGATGTAAGTTATAATTAAATGAAAGTACTCGACTTGACCGTGTGGGATTGGCTTCTCGCCTTCACAGGGTCAGGACTCGTAGGGTACGCTCTGAAACTCAAAGGAGCCCAGTCGTGGGGGATCTTCCTCCTCGCCTGGATTCTCGTCGGTGTTTTCGTGTACAAGTTTTTCGGCGTTCAGCAGCCAGGGT